CTATCTTTTTGAAATTGTAAAACGTGTAGAAAGAGCAGAAAAAAAAGGAGAATTTATAAGCGATATAAAAAAATCAATTATAGTTTTAGAATTATACCTTCAAGAGCAAGGTCATAAATTCACAAATGAAATAGAGCCATTAAATAACAAATAAAATTATGACAACCGAAGAAGTACACGATATTGAAAAAGAGAAAGGATTAATAATGTTCCTCGTAAAAACAAAAAGAGCTATACTTAAAAACGGAATTATTTTTATAGGAGACGAGGAGTTTTTAGAAATAACACCGACTCATAGAAAGATTTTAGATTTAGAATACGAAGATGAATTGTTATTGGTTTTAGAGCATATTATTCTTAGTCAAATGATTTTAGAAAATATCGACCAAATGGATAAAAATTATTATGGTAATTTGACTCCTATAAAAACCGCTATTTCAGTGGTCAAGAAAACACTTTCCAAACCTATTGAAAAAGATTTTAAGGTCGTTTATGATAACGGAAACAAAGGCGATAGAGAAATCAATGAAACAAACGAAATAATCAAGGAATTTGAACACCTTATCCGCAATATTGCTACTTTTAGAGTTCCTGCAAAAGTAATTCTATCCCAAATTATTTGTGCCTACAACCTCGATAAAGAAACTATAATAGCCACATGCTCCAGAATCATTAAGAAGCATTCTTAACTTATTAACAAACAACAACTTACAATTATTTTATAATTAATAAGAATTAGTATGTTATTATATTACTAAAATTGTTAATTTTACAGAATAGTTATTCATGCAGGTTTCACTATATTTACAAGACATTATTAAATAGCCTTCAAAAGTACCTGCTGCATCGGGGAAATTGAGGGCTTATTTTATTTAACACTTTATTTGATGGTTAAACAGCTAAAAAACACATCACGTTATTTCATTTCATCAGAAGGGTATTGTTTTAGAACTTCTGGACTTAAAGAAGAAATTATTCCATTAAAAATAATTAGCGGAGTTCCTAGAGTTAAAATAGAAGATTTAAAATTAAATTTAGTTTTATTAATGATTGAATACTTTGTTGACTTAAAAACGCCTATTTATAAAACATCATTTAAAATTGAAAATGATAGAATTCCTATTAAAAATATAAAAATAAGGTACGTTTCTAAAGATGAAGAATTAGACGTTATTAATATGTTTAAATATAAATGCAGCGAAAAAGCAAACTCAAATAATAGAAGAGTTAATTATATCGAAACAATAACATCTGATGATGTTTTGAATTGTTTAAAAAGAAGTTCTTTTAGATGTTACTATTGTTCGGAACCTATCAGTAGTAAAATATGGCATTTAGAGCACCTAATACCAATATCAAAAGGGGGTTTAAACACTCCCGTAAATATTACTTCGTCATGCAAAACATGCAACCAAATGAAAGGATCTTTAGATATTAAAGATTTTATTAATAAATGTTATAAAATAATAAGACATGATTCTAAATTAAAAGGAATAGAAATAAAACAATCAAAAATTAAATAACTAAACTTATATACATTTTATCGCCTACTTATTGAAATTTTACTTTTTAACTAAATACCTTAACCTATGATTTTAAAATTTACTGATGTTACCGACCCAAACTACCTATTGCAAGTTTTTCAAGAAAAGCACCTAATCACTTTTCAAACCTCAAACCCTACCACAGGAACTTGCGACATTTCTTTGTCTAAAGAAAACCTTTTCGACCTTATCGGAGTTTTACTGACTATCCAGGCTAAACTTAAAAGCGTACGATAATGGCAAGACCTCAAAAAAACACCGTAACCTACTTCCCGTTAGATTGTGAACAAGGGAAAAAAATGTACTATATTGAGGAAACTTACGGAAATGATGGTTATGCTACTTTTATAAAATTACTTCAAGAGTTAGCTAGAACCGACAATCATTATTTAGACCTTTCTAAAAACACAACAATCATGTTTTTAAGTGCTAAATGTAAAGTTTCAAAAGAAACCTTAATTTTAATAATAAATGACTTAGTTGACTTAGATAAATTCGACCTGCAATTATGGGATGAAAATAGGATTATTTGGTGTCAAGATTTTATAGACAGTATTCAAGATGCATACTTAAAAAGAAAAAATAAATGCATTGACCGAAATTCATTACTCCAACTATTAGAGGGTTTAGGGGTACGGAAACCCTTAAAAAGTACCCCTAAACTTAGTTTCAGTGCTCAAAACAACCCCAATAATACACAAAGTAAAGTAGAGTATAGTAAAGTAAATGAAATAATAGAAGATAAAACAAAAGAAGTATGTATTGGGGCTTCGCCCGAAAACAAAAAATTCAATTTCAGGAAAAGTCTTTTAGATTACGGATTTGAACAAAATCTAACCGATGATTGGTTGACGGTTCGTAAAAACAAAAAAGCATCAAACACAGAGACGGCTTTTAAGGCATTTATTTCTGAAATTGAGAGTAAGGAATGTAATTACAACGAAATGCTCGCAGAATGCGTTAAAAACAGTTGGTCGGGCTTCAAACACGTTTGGATAGATAACCTAAATAAAAACAACACAAATGGAAACGGAAATAATAATCAGCCAAAGCCAATCGATGAGCGTTGGGAAAGTATTAACGCAAAAGTTGATAAGTATTTTAGTTAGAAAAAACGAAGGGGAATTAGCCTATCTTGAAAACGAGCTGACGTTAGCTTCGGCATCAGAGGGAACATCACTTCGCAAACTCACTAAATTAATTGACCAAAAAAACACAGTTAAAGCCTTAGTATTCTTGACTACTAGACTTTCTGATAACTTTAACGTGGGTAAAAAATTCACCGAGGAGCAAGCAATAGTAATGGCGTTTGACTTGATTGAAGTATTCAGTTACGAAACTTTAGAGGATGTGGTTTTGATGTTTAAATTGGCTCGTCAAGGCAAAATTGGCGACGGAAAAGATTTTAAACTCGATTCTCAGACCGTTTTCCATAAGTGGATACCCGATTATTTGAATCTAAAGGCTGAATTTAGAGAAAACGAACATTTACTCTCTAAAAAGAAAATCGACACGCTAGAGAACGCTACGAGCTTTTACGAATTACGGAAGCTCCGGAAAGAAAAAAACATTCAAAGGGAAAAAGTAGTCATCTACATCGATAAGATAACGAATGGAATTGACAGGGTTGCCTTAGAGAAACTAATTACAGAATGGAGTCACGATCCTATAAAAAAAGAATACATTCAATTGCTTAAAGAAAAAAGACTACAGATAAAAGGAGATTATAAATTTTAACTAACGTTCATTATTGTTGCAGTTAAGGCTAAGAATTCTAATTGTGGCGAATTCGCCCTAATTAAAACAAGTACATACCCAATAAATAAATTAATAACCAAAGCCTTAATTGCTACAATATATTGTTGTAGGTAGGTTTTTTAAATCACGAATTATGAGAGATACCGAAATAGAAGCAAGAGCATTAATTTTAGAATTTATGCACCCGATTGATGGATTACATAAATACCCTATGTGTTTTGATACTGCTAGACAATGTGTTTTAATTCACATCCATAAAACAATAATTGAACTTAAAGAATTTGATAACCAAGATGGCTATGCTGGTTCAAGAATCGATTATTTTGAAAGACTACAATCAGACGTAAAAAAACTGTGAGCGTAACTTTGGCTACAAAGTTGGGCAAACTTACCTACAACTATCTAACTGTCGCTACTAAATTATGCAAACAATTGAATACCACAGAATTACAATTAAATTTTAAAACCAAACCAAAAATGAAAACATTACAAGAGTTACAATCCCTAATTTTAGCATGGGCGGATGAAAAGAATTTACTAAACTTAGAAAACGCACCCAAGCAACGATTAAAACTTTTAGAGGAAATAGGCGAAACTTCCGGAGCAATACTAAAGAATAAACCCGATGAAATAAAGGACGGATTAGGGGATATTTTCGTGGTGTTAATTATTTTAGCCGAGCAGTTAAAAGAAGATATAGCTATCGATGACAAAAGTGTTTTCGTAAATAGTGGCGCATTAGAATACCATGTTTTATTTGGATATATTTTACAAGGGAATAATTATTATTTTAGTATTTCGTATTTGTCAGATATTTGTGATAAATTAGGATACAACCTGTTAGAATGTGCTAATTTAGCCTGGAACGAGATAAAAGACCGAAAAGGAAAAACAGTTGATGGAACCTTCATAAAAAACTAAGCCTATGCCGAGGTGTAAAATATGTTCTGATAAGTTTGAACCCAAATATTTTTTGCAAAAACATTGTGATAAAATTGAATGCAAAGTTTCCTATTCCATGGGAGTTGTAGCCAAGCAAAAAGTCGATAAGGAAAAGAAAGTAAAACAGGATTGGAACAAAGAAAAAGTCCTTATTAAGGACAAGTTAAAAACACTCACTGATTGGCAAAAAGACCTTGAAAAACCAATTAATAAGATTTGCTGTCTTATCGACCTAAAATCGGGTTGTATTTCCTGTAACGGAAACACTACGCCACAAGCAGGACATTTTCATACTGTAAAATCAAATCCTTCCATCCGGTTCAATCTAGATAATTTGCACCTGCAAGATTATAATTGCAATTGTGCCAAAGGAGGTAATATACAGCAATACGATCTAGGGCTAATAAAGCGATACAGCAAGGATTATTGGGAATATGTAAAGTTTGACATCGTTGCGAAATATCCGTTGCTTAAAATGGCTAAAGATGAATATCAAGAAAAAATAAGTATCGCTAACGGAATTGTAAAGTGGTTGCAACTGCAAGACCGGATATACAACGCCCCCGAAAGACTCGATCTACGAAAACAATTTAATCATCAAATAGGAATTTATTAATTAACCTAAATATATTTATTATGAAAAAATTATTGTTATTACCCGTTTTATTTTTTATTTTGTCCTGCGACAAGAACTGCGATGAGGAAATTACCGAGTTAACCAAGAAATACCAAGACGCTATCTTTCGTTCAGGAGGCAATACTGCTGCGGTTCTTAAACTTCACGCAGAATATCAATTTAAGCTCGGTGAATTAAACGAAAGGTGCGATTAATGATAGAAAAAGAAAAGTTTGTTCAATACCTTCACTATATCGAGTTCTTACTGGTTTTAGTGGAGGATAACAAAACCCACAAACACATCCGAGGGATTCTAGCCTTGTTGCACATACATTTTCCCAAAGATGAAAATAATTTCAGTCACATTGAACATTATATATTTGACAACAACTTTGGAAAACCCGCACCGTGTAGCGAGTATGAATGTCCTGCTACTTTTTATGAACGATTAATTAACACAATATGAAGTCATTAGGAGTTTACAAACCATCGGAAGCTAAGAAAGAGCATTACAAAAAAGTAGGTGTTTGGTTAAAATCAAATCCCCAAATATCCTATAAAAAACTAGCCATTGGCTACCAAATTGACATCAGTACCGTTCCTGTCGAATTATCCGAGGAATTCATACAAAACATAACCTTTAAAGAATAAAATATGAAATTAAATCCGGAGCAAAAAGCCTACATTAAAGGATTAGATAAATCCAAGCACAGAAAACACCAAAAACGACAATTCAAGTTGCAGAACGCATTTTTTGCCCTGCACGATATAAAAGTTATTGACGCTGAAATCGTTATTATTCAAAAATAAACCCATAGCCCCGACCCCTTTTATTAGGGAGTTCGGGGCTTTTTTTGTTAGAAATCCCCAAACAATGCTTCGGTATTCGCCTCGCCAAACTTAATTGGCGATTATTTTAAGTAGGTATTAGCGGTCACGTATTAATTTTTGCAATTCCCGTATTTTATCGTTCAACTTCTCATCATTGCAACCTTTGTTGTACAACCGTTCTCTTTTTGTATAATTCTTCTGCAATTCTTCTTCTAAAGTCATAGCTAAGTTATTTTTGTTTGTTAATATATGAATTTTACATTTTTATTTTGTCACAAATTAACACACAATTTGTGACTAAAAAATAAACGGATGCAATTACGCGTAAATTAAATCACTTTTATTTTTTTTTATGTTACCACTTAGATAACTTTTTAATGTATTGTAATTAATATTATAATCTAAAGAAGCTTCTTTTAAACTTTTATAAAAAACTCCATTTGATAAATTTAAAACTATTTTAGCGTTTGGATGAATTTCTACAAAATGCTTTGGATTAATACCTTTTTTAGATTCAGATATTTTAAGACAAGTTTCTTTACTTACTTTTTTTCCCATCTGAGCTATTGACATTTTAATCTTAGTAGATTCTTTATGTTTTTTACCTAGCCATTTTTTATTGCCTGTTTGTGCTAATGTCATTTTAGCTTTTGTCTCTTCTGATAAATATCCTGATTTATTTAAATATCTAGGAACTCCGCAATTTAAATCAGAACTGCTATTTGAATTATATAATTCTATATAATAAGCCTCTTTTTCATTTAATTCAGATATATCACAATAAACAAGAACTTCTACCTTATGCTTTAAAAACCCATGTTTCTTTATCGAGTTGTATATTTTGGTTTGTCCTTTGCAATCACATCTTGAATAAGAATCAAAACGTCTTTCTATATTGATACTTTGCCCTATGTAAACTCTTCCGTTTGGATTTGTAATTTTATATATTCCTATCATACTGTAATATACGAAAAAACAATGAATAATAAGCTAAAAATATGGGTTAAACGGGCGATTTGTCCGTTATTTTTACTGTGCAAAAATCCTTCAACCGCTTTCGGTGCGTGTTCAAATCCTTTTTGGTGATGCCAGGAATCCGTACCGCTTGGACTTCTTAATCCCTCTACACAAACACTAAAAATATCTTTACTCCATTTGTGGTGTAAATGATGTACATAAACATATCGGTGTGTTGTTTCAGCCCATTCAACAGGTTTATCAGTAGCCATAAGCATCGGTAAGTCAGTCATTTTTGCACCGTCTCCGTGGGTAGTTCCGATAAGATTTTTATGGTATTTGTAGTATTTTCGGTGAGCGATTGAAGTATTGAAAGTAAGTTCTTTGCAATGTCTAAAATAAGCCTCTATAACCTGAGATAAAAAGAAACCGTTGGTATAGTCGTGATTGCTTGGATTAAAATCAAAATGAACCGGAGCCACGGCAAGAAGGATTTCTAAAATATCAACATAAAGTTGTTTGGCTATCAGAAAATTAGAGTGCCACATACCGTCCGTGTCTTGTGGTGTTCCATTTGCTGTTTTTCTGGCAGGGCTGTCAATATGTAAAATATCGTTTCCTCCTATAAAGAGTATTTGGTCTATATGAAACCCTTTTGCTTTTTGCAATAATCCACGAACCCCTTCTAATGCTCTTTGTACCGCTATTTGATTATTGTAAGATTGTCCAACTTCAAAATCACTACATAATTTACCTACATGAACATCTGCGGGGTCAACTACTAATAAATAGGAATCAGTACTTTCTACATATTCTATTTTTTTAAAAATGGGGGAGTAGTTCTTCAAGTCATAAATTAAAGCATCGCTTAAAGTCTTGAAGTTGTCGGTTTCAGATTCTGTCTGAGGAATAAAATTTGGGTTTTTGACAAATAAAGAAGCTTCTTTATTCTTTACCCACATGTGTTTTACCGTGGTATTGTCGATGTCGAGCGCGTCTGTAGCGGTGTAATTGCCTTCAAATTTATCTAATAGCCTTTTTCGATTCCTTTTGATATAAGTCCGAAGTAAGTCTGATTCTGTTGTTGGTCTTTCTGCTTTAAGGACAATCTGAGAAACCTTCCAGTCTGATAATTCCTCATTATTCAGCAATATAGTTTTAATGACATCGTCATAGATTCTCCATTTACTCATACTTATTTGGGGTTAAGTTTATAATAACAAGAATTTTATGACGATAAAAGTACTACATTTTTTGTACACTATTGATAAACAAACCGTTTTAAATACTATTTTGCCCCATAACAAAAGAAAAGGCAGCACTTTCGCACCGCCTTTTTCCCTACTAACCAAATAAATAGAAACCAAAACTATTTAATCTTTATGTCTATATTTACACTTCTGTCCATTCTATAGTCACATTTATTGAACCTCCCGCTAATGTTGCAGCGTTTAAGTTGATTGCTATACCCTGAGCGACTCCCCTTAATATCATATTTTTACCGTTAATAAAACTCCAAGTCAATCCTTGTGCATCCGAGGCACTTGCCGCACCCGGTAAAAATGCCCTATCACCCCTTACGTTTCCTATTGCGGTTCCTAGTGTTGGGTTCGCTGTGTAGGCTAGAAAAGTAGCGGTAGCTGCTACATCGTTAGAGTCATAAGGGATTTTTACGGGTGCTGTCGATGTTCCTGCTGAGTTAGCTGTGGAACGTTTAATTAATAAAACCTGAGCTTGTCCTGCCGTGGTTTGTACCCCTGTGACCCACACATTCAATATGTTTATGGTTTTAGTCGCTGATCCGTATATCGTTACTAAATCCGTAGCTGCTGTCGCAGGTACTATTCCGTTTGCCACCGCTGAATAGGTGATTGCAGGGGATGGTAAATTTACAGTTCCTATTACTTTTGTTGTTTCAGTATTTAGCATTGCGGTAACTGTCGGAGAAAAAGAAAGGCTTCCCGGTTGAACAACTATGGTCATTCCATTTGCTGTTGTACCTGTAGTTACTCTTGCTCTAGTAAAAGTTGCCCCTTCCATTGCCGCATCAAACATATATGATGTATTTGCAGTATTGGCTGGTAAAGTATGTGTCGATGCTGCTAATGATGTGTCATTTCTTACTACTACAAGCACTGCCCACGAAACGTTATCGTCTGATTGTTCAAAAACAATTACAGGAGTTCCTGTCCAAGCGGTTGCAGCTACCGTATTTTTTACTATAAAAGTAATATTTGCCGCTGCTGATACATCAAGCCCTACTGTTGAACCTACCGCTGCTGCCGCAAAAGGAGTTGATTGATTAGCAATTGCTAATCCTCGTATTGAAGTAACTCCTAATAATCTTGCGGCTCTATCTGTAACATCGGGTGTATTTGTTGCTAATGAAACAGGTATAGCAGATTGATTACTTGCTATAACTACAGGCGCACTATTTGCCATTAGTGCCTGACCGTTCGGGTTTGTTGGGTTGTATGCCATATTTTAAATTATTAGCCAGTTAGTCCCGTTGGATATTATATCTACACTTTGATTGTCTACTAACAATTGAGCCGAAGTCGATCCATCAATTGTTTGCGATAAGGTTGTGTTTATAGTGATTGTGGCTGTTAGTCGTTTTACGGTGTACTTATTAAAATTATCTACTGCTGTAGGTAAAGTTACAGTACATATTCCCGTACATAAGAAAACATAGTCCGTGCTAGACGAATTACCCGCTGTAATACTTTGAGTACTTAAAGCAGCGACAATTCTATCGTCTACTGCTTCAGTTCTACCAAGTACACTTATAGTTAGTACTTTTGCCATTTTTTACGCTCTTAATACAGTCGTTTTAATACTTACGTGTAAACTTGTGGCACTCGAAGCAAATCCTAGCTCTTGTACAAATTGACCTGCTGTGGTTGGAGCTGTTGCTGTAGCTAATCCAGGTGTTGCACTAAGATAGTAGTTTGTTCCAGGCGTAAGGGCTGATAGTGCGGAGTTGCTGTCATCGTAAAAAACCGTTGCATTTCCTGCGTTTAATACCGAAGTAATAACGTAACCCATTGCTCTTTTGGCAAAGGCTGTAGCATCTGCTTTCATCACCGTACCGCCCGCTAAAACATATACAAAATCACCCGCTGCTAATGCTTCCCCTGCGACAAGTGTATTTGCATCTGCGCCTACTCCGTTAGGGAGTACCGTTGCGTCTAGTTTACCATCTGCGGCTAAAATAATAAATTCCCCTGCGTCACCTGCCCCTGCTGATGTTGCTTTTCCTGAATACTCTGAGTGCGCTCCTGTAGAGCTGATTTGGATAACCTTGTGTACTGCCATTTGTTTTTATTTATTAGTTGTTTGTGATGTTACTATTTTTAAGGAGTCTGCTGTTGTTGCATATCCTATAACCTTGGTGAAATTAGTAGTGCTACTATTGTTCGTTATTAAAGTACCGTTGATTCCCGCTAGATAATGTTGATTTGGCACTAAGCCCCAACCTGCTAAATAAACCTCGCCAACTTCTTTAATTATACATTCTTGTCCTATTAAAGCCCCATTCAAACTAAATCCAATAAAAGCAAATTGATGCGCTACATTTGACGGGTCTAGTTTATAGGCTTTATTGTCAAATAAGGCGATTGCGGTATGACTTGGAATTGATTCCCCTGCTATCTTAACAGTAGGTTTATTTTTCAAACTGTCCAACCATTGCGCCTCTGTTCCTACAAAACCATTTTTTACCGCTATTTCATAAGCAGAAATTCCTGTATAGCCTCTTTCTCCTAATTGGGCAACGGTAATTTTAGTAACTTTTTGCACCGCAGGATTAACCACCACACGAACTTGTTTAATAGTTTGATTTGCAGTAACGGTATATTGTTTTATATTTTGTATCGCTGTTATTCTCATGAGATAATTGTCCAATAGTCAGAAATAGGCTCTTTTATATCCCCGTTTGCTAAGGTTAATTTCACGTCAAACATGTATCTGTTTTCAGGAACTGTTATTAATCTACTTTGCATAAATACAACTCCGTTCAACGGATTAGGAATAGTTATAGTACCATTCAATGTGCTAAACGAAAACACCGGTTCTCCATTTTTAACCCATAGGAAATCAATTATAATTTTTACCCCTGTTAAATTAGTAGGTAAATACGTACCGTTTGGCTGTGGTTCTTCAAATAGAAAACTAATCCCGTCCCATGTCGTGCCTCTTTTGTGATCTGCTATCAGTTTGTCCATTTTAGATTATTGTATTAATAATAAATAACTTGCTCCGGCTATTACTGTGGTGGTCGCCACTTTCCAAAAATTCTTTTTATTGCGTTCCCGCCTGAACATTTTCTCGGTGTCTTTGATAACCTCCTCTTTTTTGTATAAAGCCTTATTGTTTTCAGCTATAGCAAGTGATAATTTGTCATTCTGTTTTTCTACATTGGCGATAATCGTATCTTTCAAGACTACTATTTTTTCTGTGGTGCTTAGTTTTTCGTTAGTTAAAACCAATTCCTTTTTTGCCCCGTCAAATAAGGTAAGCTCCGAAATATTTCTCTTAGCTATCGTATCTACTAAAGCCACCCCGTATTGGGTCAAAACAACCCCTTTTTTATCGTTGTATCGGCTTTGGTAGTATAAAGCAATGTCGTTTGAATTATACGTGCTTACAATGTCTAATTTAGCTTTAACCTTTTTTTTTAGTAAGTCAATCTCTGAGTCTTTCAAACGGCTATTTTTTTCAAGGGCAGTAACGTCTGATTTCAGCTTTGGCACTTGTTTTTTTAACTCGTCTGATTCTTTCACATATCCTTTGGCGGTTTCTACGTATACTTTAGCTTGCTCTTTGTGTGTTTTTACTTCCACTTTCAACTTAGAGTTTTCATTCATCTTAAAGTAAATCATCGTCGAAAGTATCAAAATCCCAATGTACGGCAGTAATTTAAAGACCGTTTTCTGTATTAATTCAAAGTTTATCGGTTTCATAATTATTGGTTTAAAATACCCATCGCCAAGGCAAAAAGCCAAATTGACAGGTGTGTTAGGTTTTGTTTTTTTATTTGTTAAGGTATTTAGCAAGTAACTCTTTACGGTGTTCTAATCCGTTATACCCTCCGTTTATTCTTCTTGTGATGCCTTTGACATCATTTTCATCCGCCAAAGCATTTAATGCGTTTTTATTCCAATACCACAAAGCAGAAATCATGGAATTGACTTCCGTTAAGAGTAAATCAGGATTGTTTACAAAGTCAATTTTAGTATCTTTAGATAATATGATGTAATTATTTTTACCTGTTATCTGAATAAATCCTCTTCCTCTGTATTTCCAACCATCACCGCTTGCCTCGTTTCCGTTACCCATTCTATTAGCATACACTTTATTAGCAATCTTTTCCGGTTTTCTAGCGTAAATTTTAGCCGTATCTTCTGTAAAATATTTAGAGAAGGTACTTAATAATCCCCCTATTCCATAATTAAGATTTTCACCAATAGGTTTTAAACCAGACTCATGTTCCATTTGGCTAAAAAAATGTGCCTGTCTTAAAGGTGTATTGACAGAATATGATTCGAGTAATGTCTTATATTTTTCCTGCAAGCCCATAGTATTTTATTTTATATGTGTTATTAAATAGGCTAAATAAGTGAAGATGACACCTATTACACCTCGCTCAAACCACTTCATGTTACTTGCTTTCTCGTCTGCTAATATTTGCTTGTCCTCTAATACTTGTATCCGCTTCTCAAAATCTTCTAAAAAGGAAATAACCCCTTTATTTCCATTAAAAGCACTGCCTAACAAAGAATAACTCATATTCTGTAATAAAACCCGATCTTCATTTGCATCCTTACGAAACTCCTTAAAATGACTTTCTAATTTGTCTATTTTATCTTCTATTATTGAACTCATGCGTAATATGGTATTTGTAGGTTATAACTTAATTATGGGGTTTATGTCAATCAGATTTGTCAGGCTATTTCTTCTTTCTCAATACCAAACATTTTACTAATTCCATAAATCAAAACATCTAAAGACTTAACGGCAAGCATTAATTCATACTTTGCATTTTCTTCCATCAAGGTAGTCCCCATAATAAACAAAGTCAAAGCGGTGGTGATTAGAAATACAATCCTAAACATTATTTTAGCCCATCTTGGAGTTTCTAAAACGATTGCCTTTGTTGAAAATTTTGTCATAAAATATAAATTAAAATTGTTACTATTATTATTGCTATTAGTGTTGCTATTGTTAAAGTTTTCATTATAATGTTGTTCCTGTACCTGCGTTGTAAATCAAATCTATTTGGAACTGCTTTAATTTCGTGCTATAAATAGGCATTTCGTCAATTGTTGCGTTTATAAATTGCGTTCCTGAATTTTGCCCTATTTGAAATGGGGAGGTCTGATTTAAGACCCCCATTGAAAAAGTCAATTTCAAAACCCCGTCAATATAAATGTAATTGTTTGCCGTTCCGTTTTCAAAAACTAACGCTACGTGATGCCATAAGCCATCGTTTAGGTTTATTCCTGTCGATTTATTTCCAACAGCCCCGAAAGTCCCCCAGTTGTAAAACATTAATACCCCATCAACTAAAAATAAGGCATACGCATTTTCTTTTGAAAATATACATCTATAACTACTCCCCGCACCGCTTGTCTTTATCCACGCACAAACAGTACCTTGTGATAATTGTAAATTAGCTGGATTTCCGATAACGGTTTTAGACGTGCTACCGTTGTAGACCACTGCGTTTCCTATTTTTCCAACACCATAAGTAACGGAGGTATCAACCCCATTATTTAAACCGTAGCTGTCGTTTGAGTTTGAATCAAATTTGAAGTAAGAAACTAAACCCGTTGTAGGAACTGATGGATTAGTTGTATTTGTCGATTGAGTAATTGAATTTGAAACTAAAGATAAATTATAAAAAATATCTCTTGCATAAATCGTAAAAACATAAGAAGTTGAAGCTGTTAATTTTGTCACGTAATCTCCGCTTGCACCTATTTTGTAAAAAACACCATTAGCATAACATTCATAATAATCAATGGCATTGGCACTGCTTGGCGGGGTGAAATTCAACTGTATTGCCGTGTTATAAATCGTTCCCGTTGTTAATGTAGTCACTGGATTTGGAGCAGTGAAGCTTGTTACATACCTTATAACACAACCTTTAGAACGTGCATAAGCAATATCTCCATCTTCACTCCCCGCATTATTCGTCTGTAAAAAAGGGTTGGTATAGATAATCGTAGCAGGATAGGTGCTTGCATTATAAAAAATACCTTCGTCCCCAACTGTGTTTCCAAGAGTTGTTGCCCTTGCGATGTAATAAAACTCCATTATAGAGGAGTCCGTATAAAAAGTACCTGCGGTGATAGCGGTGCAATTTTTTAATATTACTCTCTTTACGTTAGAGTTTCGATTAGAAAAGGGTGCTGAGTGAGTAATGACTCCCTCAAAATTAAGCTCTGAAATAAGTGTTGTATTACGGAAAGAACTTTCACCAATATTAGTAACTAAATTATCTTTATCTATAAAAGAAGTAATAGAGGTACTGTTTAAAAAACAATTCCCAGGAATCACATAACTGCCCGTAATACGGCATTTAATATCACTCCCTACAACTGAGAAATTTGTAATCATACTTACGTTAATAGCCAAGGCAGTAGCTAACAATTGAGCCGTTCCAATAGTTGGAGAAACCCCGCCTATAAAGGTGTTGGGTGAGCTTATTTTTTTTAGTCCGTAAATCTGCCGTGTTACTAAGTTCATTTGTCAATGCTTTTTTGCGCGTGGTTATTGTCTAATTTATCTAAAATCCAAACTACTGTTTTACCTGTTTTTGTCAAGGTGTTATCCCTTTCATTTTTTCCTAAAACGCCTGATATGGTTTCGTTCATATTACCAAACTCATAGCCTTTTTGCGTTCTTAAAGTCAGATTTAACAATGTCCTAAATTCTCTATTTCCAAACTTATCCAAATTGATAGCAGATGATTTAAAATACCCTTTTTTGTTTTTTACCACGCAATAATTGATAATGGTTAATGGTAAAAAAAAACTGTATGCAATTAAAAACAATACAAAACCCATTAGACCATAAACTCCCAATCCGTAGGGTTTAATCTGTAAATAGTCGTTCCGCTTGCGAGTAAATTCGTTTTCGTGTCCATCATCAGTGCAAGTTGCATTTTCTTCCATTCAATTTGAGTCTTGCTCATTCCCGTAAAATCATTAGTCGATACAATATGAGCGTCTAAATTATTGATGGTTTCATTGGTGTAGCGTACCTCTTTTGTTTTATAAAGTGTTTTAGTGCCATTTTCTGCAATTGCCCAATCATTTACCTTATAGGTTGCCCCGTTGAAGTCCATAATAAAGGATTCTATTTCAATTTTTATCTTTGCGATCTTGTCCCCTCTGTCCTCGTAGAAAAATGCTGCTTTAGTCTGTATCATAATTTAAAAGTTAAAGGTTACCCGTTGTGATATAATTATTTGTTGTCGTTCTTGCTTGTAAAGTGAAACTTAATTTTTCAGGCATTGTCAAACCCGTATTGTTAAATAATACAACTGAACTACCCAAAGCAATAGTAACAGTAACGCCCGCTAAAGTAATTATAGAAGTATTAAACCCAGCTGCTAATCCATTTGGGATTGTTATAGTACAACTTGCTGTTATAATCAAAGGCAATCCGTTATGGGTAGATGATAAGGTTGTGGCTGTTCCAAGTTCTATTGGAATAATGGTCAAATTATCTAACGTATTAGTAGCACTTAAATTCCCACTTGCATCCGCTGTAACTACTCGTGAGCCTGTGCCTCCTAGTGATGTTATTTTTGCACTACCAGTCACTTGTAGTTTATTAAATCCGTCATTGGTGGAACTTCCTATTAATAAATTCCCATTGAAAAATCTCGCCCTTTCAATATTGTCTGTTTCAAAAGAAAGAAAAGAATACGCAGTATTTAATTTTGCTACAGAAGTAATTGTATTAATGCTTAAAGAAGCTACTGTTAAATCGTCGCTTGCCCTTTTGATGTTAAAACTACCATCCCCATTTGCCGTTACACTTGATGAGAAGGTAGCTGAACCTCCTTTAATATTTCCGTTAACTTGTATTTCAGCGCCCACTTCTTGCATTATACTATTACCTTGCGTTCCTGCTGCTGTCCACTTTACGATATTGCCGTTTGTTCCTGTGCCACTTATCGGATTAGCCAAGGTAGTCCCGCCCGCTAATAATGCATCTGTAGTTGTTGCACCTGATTTTATAAATGATGAAGCTGTTGTTGCTCCTTCTTTTGTAAGTGTAAAAGTTGTAGCCGCATTAAAATTAACTTGAAAAGGTATGACCGTACTACTTGGGTCTAGTTGTGCATAAAACGCCCTACCTGAGCTACTTGGGTTTCCGTAAGCAGAAAAAGATATGCCCCTATCCATGGAGGTATTAAACATTCCATTAGCGAGAGAGGCATTCCCACCCTGTACGCTAAATCCAGCCTGCCCATTTACCTCTCTAATAGCTTTAGCTACCGCATTTTGAGTTAATAAAATAGGACTTGCGTTAGTAAAAGTTTTTTGACCAGTTATCGTTTCGTTACCAGTTAATGTAACAAAACTCCCATTAGCGCTACTTACCGCACCTGTTACAAAAGCTGTTGTTGCTAATTGCGTGGTGTTTGTTCCAGCTGTGGCTGTCGGTGCTGTTGGTGTTCCTGTTAATACCGGTGATGCTAAAGGTGCTTTTAAATTTATTTGAGCCTGTATCGGACTTGTTGCATCGTTGTTCGTTCTTTGATCAACTGTTTGAAACACCCTAGTAGCAGTTTCATTTATTTGGTCTGCTGTGTAGTCTCCAAGTTGTGAGGTAACTACTCCATTACGTCCAAAAACAGTCGTTACTGCACTTGTCGGTGTTAGTAATTCCTGCCAATCTGATAGTAATGTAGGGTCTATACCCTTTAATATAAATGTTTTGTTTAAATCGGTTCGTACTGCTACATCTCCTGTCTGCGCTATAACAGCAAGCATAGCAGCTTGCGAAGCTGTTACAAAAGTGTCTGAAATAGTGATACTGGGGAGTTGTGCAGAGAGAAGTTTTCCATCAACCCCTAATCCTGCATATCCACTCGCTATGTTTTTATTGGCTACATTTTCAGGTGTAAACCCTAATGCTGATTGTTTAGCGTTCCATGTTGATTTCTCCGCATCTGTCACAAATCTATTACTTGCGTCTTGGGTAATGATACTTGGCGGATGGTTGGCAGGATGCGTGTAGTTCGCCAATGTAGCAAGACGTGTGATTTCGGTATCTAAAAGTAAACTTTTCCCTGTTACTTTATCTACTTTCTGCGCATCTTTTCCATCCACATATTGCGTAGTAGCGTAAGCACTTAAATCAGGCTCTCCATTTGAATCCACACTAGCATCAGTTACTAATACAAAAGTGACATACATCCCCTCGTATGGTATTTGCGGAGCTACAGGAGTTGTGCTTTCCTGACCTATTATCCTGTTGAAACCATTAGTATTATTGGGAACTACATAATCAATTCTTGAAAGTCCGGTTGCTGAATAGGGAAAGGTAACAACTTGTGATTCTAGATTTATGTAATCTATTCCTTGCAATGCCCACTCCCATGATGGATTAACCGTTAAATCACGACCCACTAAAGTAAATCCTGTCTTGGTCTTTATCCTATTGTTAAACGGAAGGTTGTCAACTTGGCTTTGCGGAATATCCCGTAGAATAATGCCCGTCCCAGCGCTGTCTGTGACAAGCATCTTATTGGGTACAATCACATCAAAAGTATCTTCCAAGTCAACAAATTTCCTGTAATTATGAATGGTTATTGTTTCAAGGCGTAATTCATCATTGGAAACCACCACTGCTTTTCCAGCTTTACCGAAATACGCAAAAGTGTCGTCAAGAGCTGAGAATTTAGTAGCGCCACCAATAGTCCCGCTACCGCTTATCCAATCGAAAAAACCAACTTCTTTTAATTTAGAAAACAACGCATAAACCGATACAAAGGTGAATGTACCTGTCGCCACTAGCGTCACATCACTAAAGGTAATATTCTGTTCCTTAATTAAATTCGCTCCGTTGGAAGTCTTAAAATGGCATTTGTTCCCCACCACCGTAAGGTCATTTCTTAGATTCAATATCTCATCCGAAGTATTCCCGTTTACAATAAAGGAATATTCGTTAGATGGTTTTTTAGTTATTAAAAGTGTCGCCATGTATTTAAAGTTTCATCGTTACTAATACAACCGTGTAAGGTTGCATATTTTTGTTCGTTCCCAATTCTCCGGTTTCCGATACGTTTACAATACCGCTACCGTTATTAGCACTTGTTCCACCACCGCTTCCTCCATTTACAGCAGTCATAGTATTGTTGTTTGTTCCTGTAACGTTTGATATTCTAGTGGTATGAGTATGTGCTACTACAACTGTGTGTGGCGAACCACCACTAGCTCCCATAACAGGAAATAAAGTCCCGTAAGCCACCATAACTTTACCATTATGTTCTCTTGTCCCGTTTGCCCCGTTGCATATCGCATACCCTAATTCCTCATTAATACCCAATCCTGTACCATCAAAATTAGCCGTGATGTACGCATTGGAAACATCTTTGGTTATAATAGTTCCTGCATTTGGGTCTAATAAGGCAGTGAGTAAGTTTCTAAACTCTAAGGCGGTATTCGGCTCTCCTGTTCCTATTGCTGCAATCATTGCTATTTTCTCTGCTCTTGTTGCCATTATTTTTTAAGGGTATAATGTTATTGTTATAGGTATATTTCCATTCATCTGTCCATCTGCCAACGTTCCTGTAGAGTTTCTTGTTTCAACTACCCATCTAATATAGCTCTCCCCACTTACTATTCCTGTTAGAGTTCCTGAAACTTGGCATTGACCAGAACCACACATTAACATTGCTTTTTGCGGATTAGTAGCTATTGATTTATAGACGATATCAAAATAATAAGTTCCTACATCTATTCTTGATATTTTTATATCTCTGTAGTTGTCTCCCATTGTGTAGTTACCAACCAACAGGGTATTAGAATAAGTCACTTGTGCCGAAGGAGCATTTGTACCTGATTGGGCATATCTTGAATTGTAATATAAAGGTGTAGGATGTGCATCTACATAGGTCTTTACTGCTTTAACACTGGGGTACTTTACATCACTTGTTGCATCAGTAGTTATATTAATAGACTTGTTTGAGGTATTTTCTTTACCTGAAACATCAACCGTAGTAACAGTAGATAGTCTTGTTATCTCTGTATCTAGGATAAGACTCTTGCCTGTTACCTTGTCTACTTTATTTCCCAAAGAACTACTTATAACCGCTACTTCTTGGTCAGTATAATCAGCTACTTTTTTTAATTGTATTCCTTCCATTGAGGGGGTCAAACTCGCATCAGCGATAGAATCACTGAAAACAGTATCGATAGAAGTATTTAATTCTGGTCGTGTCATTTTAGTTGAATTTCAAGTTAAATTTACTACTGTGTTTTTTGCCGATAGGCACTTGTGGCGTTGTATTTACAACAATTTGTTGTGTATATATTTTAAAATCGGTAGCTAAAAAGTCCGTAGAAAGAAAATCGCCCTGTGTAGAAACCACTTCTAATTTTGGATAGATAACGTCTTCCTTAAATGATAAACTAAAATCCATTTTACCAAAATTTTCCTCTGCGGTCATTTTTGGAATTTCTGTGGCATCAAACAAACTGCATCGGATTAAATCCGCATATAAGTACGGACTTCTCAATACTTTCGTAAGATGTTTCAGGTTATTTATACTCATTGGTTCGGTACGGTGCAATTCCAATTCGTTCACTTTCACTGCCTGAGTCACTGTTTTTTGTGTAGAAGTCTCATAATAGGTAGTCAGTTCTATTTTCTCATCATCCTGGCGAAACCAACTTTTAAAACCAATAGACTGATAAGCATCGTCTCTTTTAGCCTTATAATGATATTGCGTAGTTTTTTCCTTTGCATAAGCCGTAAGTAAAAAAGGTTGGGTGTAAAACGTCTCTCCTACTGCCTGAGTGATTTTTAGATAGATAGGATTAATACCTAAATCAATGGGTACGTTAGTCAAACTCCATATGATTTGTGGGTTGCCGTTGTCTGAATTTGTGCGACTTTCCACCATAAAGTAACTGGTAAGGTTTATCTGAGTACCCTTGCATAAAGACACAGCCATAACCGTCCAATCTTCTAAGTGTAGTCCTAAAGGGGTGTCTGTAACCTGAATGTAAGGGTAAGGATTATTGGGAAGCAACTGAACGCCAAAGTTTTTGTAAAACCGATTTACCTGACTGTTTTTAACAGAAAGGGCTTCGGGCAGCGTGCGGAAGATGTTTATTACTGGTTTCGTCATTTTTATATTTTTGTTTCACAACAATAACAGTCGTAAAAGTACTACTTATTTATAATAATTTTAACGAATCGTCCAATTGTTTTTCGGTCTCATACAGTGACCCATTGATACTTACTTTGTTTATATAGACTGAATTGTACAATCGGTAGTTGTTGAGGTCGTATAAATACAGCATTTCTCCTGTTATTTTGTAAATTAATTTTGTAAGAATTGTCTCTGAATTAATTTCGATAAGTCCGTCTTTTTTAACGATAGTGATTCCGATAGGTTCAAATTTTTCTTCACCCACAATAGTCAGTTCCTTGCTTAGATTCTCATAACTCATTTTCTTTGGGTACAATTTTATCACGTTTCCAGTATTGTCGATGCTTCGGATATACCCTCTTTGGCTTCGGATATTATTCTGTAAGGCAATGAAATCCGCAAATTCCACATTGGCAAATACCACATCATTAAACAGCATCGGGCTAAGTATTGGGTTGCTAGGTACAAACGGAGCGTTCTCCACGATTTTTTTTCCTAAATAAGTAGTAGAACACAGCCCATTGTTTTTGTAATCGGTAACGGTAATTGCTTTTTCTTTATGGTAAAGGTTACAAGTAGCTAAATAACTGTTGTAGTAATTTTCGACGTTTCTTTTTACCGAATACCGTAAGTTACTATAACTGTCTTTCCCATTCAAGTTCGATATCTCGGTGAATCCCTGGTTCGTGTAATTCGTAAATGGTATTTTAGACTCTAATAAAGTGTAGGCGTATTTTGTCACCCGCACCCCGTCATTTGACGCACTGATTGTACCGGTTGTTTTCGTCAGCATCAATTCATTTGGCGTAATACTAAATACGATATAGCTGCCTTGGTTCAAATCATTATATATCACCAAAGGAGTACCCACTTCTATCCCTAAAATAATAAGGTTAACATCTAATATCCTGAGTGATAATTTACTAGTGGCTGCATTATATTCGTGCTTAAACTCCGATACTTCCTCAAAAGATTGGTCACCAACGGTCTTTACGGTATCCCAACAAAACAAACTGTCATCTTCCTGAGCTGAAGTGTTCGACGCAATCTCAAAACCTTTTCTACGGCTCGATTCGCCTAAGAACGAATCTCGATTCCATTCCACTACAACCTCTTTTTTGTTCTCCACCATTTTGTTCGCCAAGAGCATATCTGCCATGCCATGCACTACATCAGCCGAGTTGGGTTCTGAAATCTCTTTTAATGCCTGGTAATTCTTATAGCCGTATTTCATCGAAATAACACAGTACTCATCATTGAAAACCTTGTTCATTTTACTAAACTGCGTATCGTCAAAAAAACCGCTTTCGATATTGGTATAGTAGTCTTTCTCGATTCCGAAAAATACAGGGTCATTTACCTCATAATCCCCTTTCATCTCTACCATAGATTGCTCGATGTCCTCTAACGAAATAAGGAATGGTTTGGTCTTAGTCACTCCGTTGTCATTAACCGTGAGTACATTTCGGAGGAAATTACCGTTAAATAAACGGTTGTCATAAAACTGCCCTGCAACATCGAAACGGGGTGCGGAAATAGCGTTACCGGATATGGATTTGATTACTTGTCGCATCACATCTACTAATCGAAAAGAAGGAACAATCGAATTGTAGGCGGTGCTTTCTGCTGTGATCTTCATCTTGATATTAGCCAATGAAATACGGCACTCAAAACGTTCAAAACCAGTTCCTAATGTAGTGCTTTCCCGAACTTTTAATTCAAAATATACCCACACGCTCTCGCCTCTGTCTACGCTTTCTATGGTCTGTAGGAATCCACCGCTAAAATCATAGCTTTCGTTTTCATATCTAATAGCTGAAAATAAAGTTGTTTTTTCTGCTGTAGCAAATTCTTTTCCTTTTTTAATCACAAGGCTAAGTTCAGCATATCCGTTTCCTCCATTCGCTACATCGGTATCAAAATGAATCAAAACATCGCTGATGTCTATTTGTATTTTTTTAAGCGGATTTTTTGCTTTCAAAACAGAAAAAGTATCGGCAGTGTTGTTTTTAACCAAAACTTCAAAGAAACCCAACGTGTCTTCTATCTCTGATTGCGTTTGGTTAATGGCGGGGTTAAAATAATAATAATCAATACCAAAACTCACTAATCGTTCATTAAAATCACCTGACTGTTCCCATTTACTGGTTTGAAAAACAGGCTTTGCCTTAAATAACATATTCTCCGTTACAAGAGGGGTAATCGGATTACCATCCAAATCCTTATCAGAGAAAACGTCAACTTTAACCGATTTTCTGCGCTTGATTATTTGTAAATCACTTTGTTGTATCACTTTACACTTGAAATATTCTATTCCATCAGTGATACATTTAGCAAAATCCAAGTCGCCTAATATAGTAGGAAAACCCTTAATTTCAATACCGAGAATTACTTTGGACTCAAACCCGTATTTTTGATGGTAATACAATATTTTATCTAAGTAGTGATTACGCATATGGGTAAACTCAAACTGAGATTCACCACCGTTGAACTGCACATCACGACTCATTCCTTTTTCTTTTTGGTTTAGGTCAAAAGAAACAGAATTAAAACCGAATGGTTCGTCTATATATACTTTTCCGAATCCGTCAGAAATAAAATCTAAATAAAACTTTTCGTTAGCCATTGATTACAGTGTTAATCCAATTCCATTTCCACGATCTTCGCTTCTTCTGGTAATGTTTCCATTTTTGGAAACATAAGTTCCAAATCCATTTTTATCAAAACTAATGTTCTGTTTAGTTTGCCCTCCCAAAGTGTCCTGCATTATTTCTCGCATCTGAGCCGGAGTAACCCCAGCATTAACAATTACTTTTGGACTTGCAATCCCGTTATCCATCATCAATCCGTTCAAATCACTGTCAAACATCATCCTGCGGGTATCTTCGGCATTAAATACCTTATCTCCTTTCTCCATCATCGTCAACCTTGCCCCTTTATTAGAACCGAAATCCTTGATGTTTCCTTTGTTGTCGGTGATAATCTCTCTACCACGCTCTTGCGTCCATGCGGCTCCCGCCTCTGCATTATCGGTTCCTGTCCAGTATTGCGGTACTTTCTGCGAGGCTACAATAGCTAATTGAACTGCCCCTAAAGCCCCTACAATTACCGCTAATGGTATTCCTGCAAAACCTGTTTTTCCTATCGTTGCTGCTATAGCCTGTGCCGTATCAATGGCAATATTCACCATAGCAATCTTTTGTTTTGCCTTAAATTCTCGTACCGCTATTTCTTTTCTTCTTTTCTCGTAGTCCTCCTCAATTTTCTTTTTGGCAGCGTCACTATCACCGGCAAATCCGATGGCAATGTTTTTCTGTTTCTCTAATCGTTCATACTCCCCTTGGAAATTGGCTTGTGAGGCATTGGCTATAAAATTAAACATTTCTTGTGCGCTTTCCGCTATGGCTTGAAAAGTAGCTATCTGCTTCTCTTTGGAACCATCAGCCATAGCATCTAGTTTATCAAACATCGTCTTACCGTCCTCATCCATTTTAAGAAAGAAATCAGCAGTCTCATCAAATCCTAAATTATGTCCTAATTCTATTTGAAAAGAGCTAATGTAGTTTTTAACATCTTCAATTGCTTTTTGGCGTAATTTCTCTGCTTTTTCTAAATCCTCCTCCGCTTGTTTCATCTGCTCCTTTGTCCACATCGCTGGAGTTCTTGATTCCCAATCTTTAGGGATGGCATTTTCAATAGCATTGAAATAATCTTTAAAAGCTCCTGAGGCTTGTTTTAGCCTTGCTTGTTCTACATCTCCTTTTGTTCTTTGAAGTTCGTTGTCAATAGGTATTAGTAAGTTTCGCCCTTGCTCTTGGTTTAAACCACGGTCTTTGATATCTTTATTTGCAATTCTCGTTTTTTCCTTGTGTACTAATTCCGCAATCGCAATCTCAGCAATGGCAAGTTGATTGGCGTAGCGTATTTTTTTATCCACCCCTAATTTAAAGTCAGATAATTCTTCTGAATTGAAGTTTTGAGCGTTGCTTAAATGGTCGGATAATAATTCCTTCCTTTTATTAAAATTGGACAATTCTGCTTCAAACGCTTCTTTACGGATTTGCTCCATATCTTTAGCTTCTTTCTTTTCAGCAGCTTCTCTTTTCCTGCGTTCTGTTTCTGTTTCACCTACTGGTGGAGGTGTTTTTCTTACCTCTTCTTTATAATTAATAGCAGACCTAGTAATTGCTTCGTAATAACCTAGTAACTCATTGGCTTTTTCCCTATCCTTATCTATAGCAGTCATTCCTCTACCACCTTTACCTCCAGTCAATAAAGAATAATTATCTGTTTCTGCTTTTAATTCATTTAGTTTTTTCTGCTGTATAACTATGTTTCGGTAGGCATTTGTTCGTAGTGTTAGGTTAGCGTCTTCTGCACTTCCTGTACCCATTGCTTGATTTAACCTTCTTAATTTTTCTTGGTTTTTCTCTCCTGCTTCATCTAAATCGTATCCTAATTTAATTTGTTCTTCAACATTTTTTATTTGCTTTCTAATTTCTATTCTTTGTTTATCCGATAGCTTATCGCCAACTAATTCGTCCAATTGTTTTTTATACGATTCAGCACCTCTTGAATTCCCTTTATCTCTTGCTGATTTTGTTAAATCTTCTTTAGTAGAGTTTAATCTAACTAAAAATTTCATTGCCTCGGTAGCTCCACTCACTATAAGGCTAAAAAACGCACTTATTCCTCCTGTCTCACTAGAGTTCATTGAACGAACCATCTCTACCCAAGTATTGGACAAACGCTCTTGTGCTGCTTGTAAGGTCTCCGCACGTTTTACGTTTTCAATACCGTATAACTTCTCAAATTGTTTTGCCAATTCCGGTAGTAACTCAGAGGAAAGTATTTTTCCTGCTTTCATTTGAGCCATAAATAACGCCTCGGTAACTTTCATCTCCGGATGCAAGGCTTGATATGCCATGGTAGCGGCTTTCATAGCTCCAGGAAGTGCATTACCCAATTGTTTTTTCAATTCCTCTGCTTGCACGGTTCCTTTAGACATCATTTGTTGCAAGGCAAGGAACGCACTATCTTGTTGCTCGATGGACAATCCCATTACCGCAACTGATTTAGATATGCTGGTGAATATTCCTTTTATCTGTTCGGCTTCTAACTTTCCTTTGGAAGCTACCCAAAACTCGGTGAAATTCTTAGTAAGTCCTTTGATTTCAATACCATACTGCTCCGCTAAATTCTTTACGAACGCTTGATTAACGGCAAATTCAGCTTGTGTACCCGAAACCATTTTCAATGCCAAATCCATCGATTGGAGTTGCTTAGTTGTCTCGTAAATGTTCTTGACAATATCTACTGCTAAATACAATCCGGTTGCGATGCCAAACGCTCCCATTAATTGCGTAGCACCGGATAAGGCACTCTTGTAATTCCCTACGTTACGGGAGAAATTACCTACCGCCACATCCGCTTTTTTAATACGTGCGTCCAATACGGTAAATTCCTTTTGGGCAGTTCTCAACGTGGCGTTATACTGCGATTGGCTTTGATCTGCTTTGCGTCCCTCAGCTACTAAATCCTGTAAGGTCTGCTTGGCTTTAGTATGTTGTGCTGCTAATATATTGTAGGCTCGTGATAGCTTTTCGTTCGCTAATGTCGCTCTTTGTGCTTCTTTTTCGTTGGCTATTTTTCCTGACATTCCAGGAATTACCGATGAAGCTCCGTACTGGGAGTTGTTAAAACTTTGCTTTGCCTCTTTCTGCTGTTGCGCATTAAGAGATGCCCGCATTGCTATTACTTCACGTACCCTTTTTAATTCTTGTTCGTGCTTGTATAAAGCAGCCTTGTCCGCATCGTTACGTAATTTTTCTTCTTCTGTAAAACGTTGCTTATTTAAAGAAGATATAGTGGATAATCGTTTTTTTATCTCGCTTATAGCGTTTTGCGAAGCTTTTTTCTCCGCATTTAAACTGGCCTCCATCGCTTTTCTCTGTGCCTCTGATAAGGCAATATCTGCTTTTTTTGCGCTGGCTATTTTTATATTTGTTGCGAGTTGCTGTTGCTTTAACTGTTCCGCTTTTTTCTCGGCATTATTAACGTTATCTAACTCCTGTTTAACAAGTTTTAAGGCGTTAGCACGTTCTTTATACGCTAAGTTTATTTCTTTTATCGTTTTGTCAGCTCCGCTAGGAGTGGTTGATGTTTTGAAATCATTTATGCTTTTTATCGAAGCAGCGATTTCATCCACCATCCCTTTTGCTTTCGATAGTTTATCAAAGCCTTCGGGGGATATAAATTCTATAAATTCGCTCATTAGTTTTGGTTATTAAATTTTGCGTTCTTTTGTTGTTGAATTTTGGCTTTTTTTATAGCCATTTTTTCGTATTCAATGAATTTAGCCAAAACCATAGCGTCATCCAAACTTCTTTCGTGTGCGCTTTCCAAGGATATTAAATGCTCGTAGAAACTAAACACACTGTCATTTTGCGAATCCTGAATCGTTTCCACCTCCATCTTCATCATATTCAGGTCGTTTTCGATACAGCCTAACTCCACCTGTAAAATATTAGTTACTTCTTCGGTAAAATCATTGTCTAAACTGATATTGATACCAATAGAAATAAGAGCTTCTAACAGCGTTGTTCTCATTTCCTTTGTGGTTTTATTGAAAAACAAAAATCCAATCACCTGACGCACGCTTTCAATTTTAAAAGTGATAAAAGCGATATTTTCTCGAAGCGTAAGGTATTCTTTTGACTTCTCGTTTTCGCTTTTCACAAACCAATCGTCATAAATAGCCGTAAACACCTGCTCTAAATCTTCGGATTCTGTATTTCGTTCCAATAATTCAAAGTCTTTGCTATCCAATATGTCAAAAAACAGTTTGGCTGATATGTTATGTATCGAATGGTACTTTGGCATCAGTTATCGGTTTAATTGGTCTTTTATTTTTTGCACAAATCTCGGTGCAATAATCTCTTTCTGGAATTTATTAAATACCTCTTGGTTTAATCCCATAATGTCAATTCCGTATTTTCCTACTAATATTGATTTCTTCGGGTCTGTCGCCCCGAATAAATAGCGGTTTTCTTTGGGTTTGTTCAGCTTGAAACTATCGATAAATGCGCCTGTTAGGATTAAATCGACATTACCTCCTGCTATCGGGTTTTGTTTTTTCTTAAACCCGGAGTAAAGACTTGACGCATAAGTGTCTTTTGCCCCGTTGCCGTAAATATCTCCTTCTAAGAAATCCTGCTCTTTTAACATCCGCAAGGTATCCTCTTCTTTTATCAGCTCCTCGTTGACCATTTCCCGAAGTACTGTTATCTTAGCAAGTGCCTGTATCCTGCGTCCCATTTCGGCAGCGGAAATTCCCATCTTACTGACAGTTGCAGTCTAAACAAGGTACTTCCAATAAAGCAAAAGCATCGACAAATTCTTTGATAAGAACTGACGACTTTTGGTTGGTGTATTCCTTAATCCAAATCGTTTGGTCTTTTTTGGATAGCGAACAAAAATAAAGCGCATCGTCCCCGAATATTTGTATGTTGAATATTGTAATCATCTTGGTGTTTTTATTTGGTTTAAAAAAAGGCGTAACAACTTAATATTACGCCTTATGAATCTAATACTCTTTTACTTACGCAGCCACAATACTTGGCGTGTACCCCGTGTAGAATTTAGTTCCCACTTTTGCTACATCAACAAGTGCCGTTGCATCGTAAAGTTTCGCTACTACTACATTGGAAGCTGCTAAAGTAGCCGTTGGCGTGATTGCATACTCTTTTGTTGTGGTATCATAGGTAACGGAACCTGTAATAACAGAATCCACCCCATTAATACTCACCTTAAAGTTAGCTGCTGCTAATCCTAAGATAGATACTCCTAAGTTTCTTGACCAAGATGCTTTGACAAATATTTTGTTTCCAGTAACTACTGCTCTACCGGATAAAGTAACATCCACAATGTTGTAGATTTCGGTATTTGGATTAAAGTCCATATTGGTTAAATATACCCTTTGTTTGTTGTACTGATCTACATCAGTTAATTGGTATTTAATCATTGTTGAAGATGATTCTGAACCGTTGTTGTCCATGAATGTAGCAACCTCGTACATACCACAGGCAAATCCTGAGATAGTCAATCCATCTTTAGAAACCACAGCGCCAATTACGCCTGTTTCAAATATTTCCAATACGGCATAGATACCATCGGCTGACATATCAAACATTCCAGCGTGTCCTTCATACCCTTTTTTAACGGTAGTTGTTACAATTGGAAGTCCTTTACGTACTACTGATAACTGACCCGAAGTACTCTCTTGAGTCGTATCTTCTGCTGTTTCGGTAGTCACCGCATAAGTATTACCAATTACCTTAAAAATACCTTTTTGCACTTGCGAATTGATATACTGTTTATTGAACGTTTCCGTTGCAACATTCATCGACCAGTCAAGTGGCACTTGGATGTGTCCTTTCTTTTGTCCTGCTTTTACCACACAGGCTTCAACCCCTATGTTTCTTCTGTCTGCTTGGCAATTAAGCCCTAATTGTATAGCCATTTCTTTTATTATTTTTTAGTTAAAATCACAATATGTTTTGTTTAATTCGTAATCTAATACGTTACAATCTATTCTGAAACAATGGTACGGTTGCATATCGTCCGGTACATTCCAATCGAGGTAACTGAATATCGAGTCTAGCCCGTAATCAATACGGTTGACCTCAATCTCGTCAATAGTGTCCAATACGTTCACTACATCGGTTCTTGCTTCATTATCGGGACGGTGCAAAATATCCCCTTTTATGCCTTGTAAATTTAAAATGAAAAAGATTTCGATTTTGGTCTTGTAATTTCCATTCTTGACTAAAACTTCACTGTCCTCCGCAGTGGTGAAAAATTTGTTATCCTCGGCATAAAAGAGGTTTTTGTATTCTCCGTTCCCTATGTAATGTTCGATGGTTTTCTTCCCGTTTCTCTTAATAGAGTAACACCTAGGATACCCCTCTAAATCCGTAGCCCACAATGCAGTTAACTTATCATACAGTTTCACCTGTACGTTATGGATAACAGCATCGAGTCCTATCGGGTTTATTTTTAAGTGATTCATTAGTTGAGTGTTGAAACCATTATCTGCCCTTTTTTAGAAAATCCCATTTTGAGTTTTGCTATCTCCATCTTTACCGAACTGATCTCGCTCAACAATTGGTTTTTTAAGCCCTTGATGTTTATAACGCTTTCTGCTCGTGTGCCTTCTAATTCAATCATAATCTTCTCGTAGACTTGATTGGCGTGCTGTTGATTGGCGTTGCTTCGCAGCGATGCCATATAAATCTGTATACAACTGATAATTATAGAAAGTTGCATGGCACGTGAAAAAAGGATTTTGTTGTTGATGGCAAAATCAGTGAAATCTTCAAAGAGGCTAATGTCAAAATTCAATCCGCAGTCCTCTGTCATCCCGACAATAGCGTGCAAATCAAATAATTGGTTGGTGCTGTGGTTTTTTACCGCCACTTTATCGACACAAAGCCCTCTGAATCGGCTCATTATATTGGCATTATTAAATTGTCTTTTGTAAGGACTCACGGTGATGTTTTGAGTATTGTACCCAATGTAATAATCCCCTTTGTAAGTGGTGTCCGAATTGTCCACTGTCCAATTTAATTCTACTACCTGATGGTCGCTGGTGATGTTGACCGCTTTAGTTTGTATCGGGTCTTTCTTAGCCGTGTTCCAAAGAAGTATAGTCAGAGTTCCCGTTCCTTGAAAATCAAGCAATACTCGGTTAATCTTAAAGGCTATATTTTTTTCTTTCCCCACTTCTATTTTATACCCCACAAAACCAATTGGCAATGTCTCTATTTCCGTTTTATTGGAAGCGTTGGCATACATAACCGCCCTGTCTACGAAGTCATATTCTGAAAATACTTGATTGACTACATTGGCTATCGAAGCTCTTTTGATGCTTTTTAGCAACAAATTAAAGCTCGTATTGGAAATGTTAGTGTAATCCTGATTGTCTTTTATAAATTCAATTTTGGCATACGGGTTGTCGGTAGCAAAGTAACCGGATTCGCTGGCAAGATTATCAACATCTACAATAGCATAGGCAGGGTTGTACGGTTGATTAAACCCCACAAGCCCTGACATAGCTGTTTGTATTTTATTGATGTTTATCATTATGCTATTGCGAACGCTAAAATTGTAGTCTCATTGGCTACTGTTAGTGGGGCTTTAGCAAAGGCTAAATCCTGAGAAATTTGATATTGTGTAACCACATCCTGAGTATATCCGTTGTTTGCCGAATCGTCTGCTCTAGTCTCATAAGAGTGTACCGCATAAGTTTCGCCATCTACTGGGTTGATAATACTAGAATATTCATTCTCTTTAGTCACAACACCTCTTCTGTTTTGAATCGGAATCCAAGGTAAAGTAGCTACTGTTCCTGTAGGAATTACAAGCCAAAATCCTTTAGTGTACACTGCAACTGTTGATTCTAACAAAGCACCCGCCAATGCGCCCAATTCAACCGAGTGAACAAAAGTAGTGCCTTGGAATTGGAATGATAAATTAGTGTTGTTAGCTGCTCCTTGTGCTGCTTGAAATTGGAATTTAGCATACGCAATACTGTCACAGAAAATAGTCGCTCCTGCTGGGTACTTGTTTGCGTCTACGGCAATTTTAGTGATTTGAATCGCTCTAGCTTCATTAGCTACCGCAATTTTAAATACATTATTAGTTGCATTAAAAGTTCCTTCTGCTGTAGCGATATTTACTCCTGAACGGTTAGCAAAAATGTAATTTGTAGATAATGTCTCATATCCTTCCATGAAGTTAGACATGATATTCATTAACTCCGAGTTCATTTGCTCTTGCTCGTTGTAGTGCGAGTTATCAGCTTGTTTCAATGACATATTGAAATTGTCATTGTATTGCGCCCAAGTAGGAGTCAAGGTCGCTGTGTCTACTTTTACACCTGTATGGTTGTGGGTTCTTCCGCCTGTTCCTAAAGAACGTTTAGCTCTAGTATTGAACAATGTTTCCAATGTTCTGTCCTCTCTTGTACGAAGTGATTCGTAGTTCGGAAACATAATTGGGGAGTTAGCCTTTAAAGCTAAATAAGTTGCTGGGTATCTGAATCTAAGTTCAGAAGATTGGAAGGCTGCGACAAGCTTTGCTTGTGCCTTCAATAAATTTGCAGTGGTGCGATTCGGCATTGCGTTTTTAGTTTAAGATTAATTGTTGTTTTTATGTCTACAATTCACTTATCCAATTAAACGCAAAAATTAACGGCAAAAAGGATAGCAAAAGTGTAATGTGTTTTATTAGTTTTGGACATTACCGCCCGATGCTTATCGACTTTACCGTCAATTATCTTACAAATGTATTAAATTATTCCATACTACGCATTATTTGTAATCTTTTTATTAATATTTATTTCTAAAAATAGAGAAACCCACAACTTTACAAGTAAGAGTTGTGGGTTTTTAATACGAGATACTATCTTTGTGTTGCAGTGAAAATTAGTAACTAATATGGAAATATTTTATTTAATTCTATCTTTTATGTTTTTTGAAGTGAAATCTATACCTTGATAAAGTGCGAACATTAAAAAACCTGTTCCTATTAAAACATAATCTAAAGGTTTGTAGTAATGTTCTACTAATCGTAATAATATGTAAGTAACTAACAATTGTAATGCAGTTTTTACTACTTCTAGTACGATTAATTTTTTAAACTCTAATGTCATAATGAATAATTTAAATAAAAACCCCTATCACTCGCTACAAATGAAAGGGGTTTAATGTTTTTTACTGTAGCGAATGTCAAATATACAAATAAGTTGCTGAATAAAAAAACCCACTCAAATTAATGAATGGGTTTTTTTCTATGCTTTTTTGTATCGTTTCTTGACGCTGTAGAATTGCAGGTGTTTCTTTTCTTTCTCAAACGTCTCGATGGCTATTTTTCTCTGATAGAGAATATCGTGCTTTATCTTGGAAACTTTTTTCTTGTTAGAGAATAGTTTTAGCACAGACTCTAAGGTTTGGTACAGAAAGGCTCTCATGGTTACAATTTTAAAGTTCCATCCTTAGTCCTTTTCATTATTTCCTCATTCACCTTGGCGTTGTCCCATCCGTTTTTTTCAGCCTCTTTCATAAAAGCATCAAAACTTCCCGCTTTACCGCCTCCTGTTTCGTCTTTTCCGCCTCCACCGCCTTCTACAGCAGGTAAGAATGGCGTAATAAAACTTTCCATAAATTCTTTTACGGATTTAGGAGATAAGGTAGTTTCGTTTTTAAGGATTTCACCTGACTCATCACGGACTACTGTCTTTCCATCATCGATGTCAAATTTATAGCCTTTTTGCTCGGCTTCAATCAAAATAGTGTTTTTTGAAACCAGTGCGTTGTCCGGTATGAACTTGAATACCTCATTTACGATAACGCTTCTTTTTTCCTTCTCGCTATTTCTAGTCTTGATGTCCTCAATTTCCTTATCCTTAGCCGTGAAGTTGGCTTGAAGTTTTTCAAAGTCTGTTTTTAAGGTCGTGTAGCGTTGTTCCGGGTCTTTAATTCCTTCGGCTTTCTCTTTCTCAATTTTAGTCTTGAAAGCATCGATTAGATTCTCTTTGGTCTTTCCCTCAAATTCCAATTCAAAAGCGTTTCGGAGTTCTTTGATAAAAATATCATTAGACATAATCGAACTGTCTTTTTTGATATTGGAGATACGCTCGTCGTAAACAGATTTGTCCAAGATTACTTTTTTGGTTAAATCTACCGTATGCTCTTCTTCGCTCGACAACATTTCGGTCAGTTTCCCAGACTCAATCCCTAAAGATTCCTCTATTGCGGTTAAATTTGCTATCGCCATCTTAGTCTTTGTTTAGTTTACTGATTTCTTTTACTAATTGCACTTTTCCCCACATTGGCTGTGGTTTCTTACCTGATTCCGCAGTAAACAAGGCTCTTAACTCTTCGATGCTCTCCGTAATATCCTCTTTTTTAAGTGGTTTTAATACCGATGGTTTGTTTACGATAATATCTGAGGCTGCTTTTACCGGTTCTGCTACCGTTTCCTCTACAGCATCAGCCCATTTTTCATCTGCTTTTTTTACCGCTGCCACTTCTATAACAGGGGATTTTACTTCCTCGAAAGCAGTGTACTCGGTCTGTTTTTGGAACTCTTCTCCACGAAAATACTTATCCGTAGCAGTTTCGTCTTTTATGTATAATAATCCGTTAATATTCGAAAAAGCATTGGTGTCGTCAGCAAAACTATTTGGAATAATATGCAACTCACGTTCCAAGTACTTGACCTTTACGTCAAACTGATTCTGTGATGCCCTTCCTAATTTGTACAGCGTATACACGCCCATGATTTGATGTTGATTGCTCATTTTAAATTGTTTATTTGGTTTGTATTTATTTTTTGGTCTTATTTTTCTTTTTTATCAAAGAATTTTGCTGTTGTAAATCCTATAAAACCACTAAGCAGGGATAGTATTAGTAAGTTTGCAATTGTATTGTATTCGCTCATACTTTTATTTAATTATAGGGTTTACTGCTTCAATTACTGGCGGTGCTTTTTTATTTGCCTCAAACCAGGTGTCGAAATCGCTCTGTATTTTAATAATGTCGTTAAATTCCGTTACGCCTTGCCAAAATTTAGGGAACAATATTTTACGTTGTGCTTCTTCTAATCCCAATACCTTAATTACGTTTTGAAGGGTAATATGCAGGTACGGTTCTACCTTTGCTTTTGTAAGGTTAATCTGCAAGTCAATAACATTGCTTCGGTATTTAGAGTTCAAATATTCCACGAACAACTTGTCTAATACCACTGAATTATCTTCTGCTTTTACACTATTCTCGTAGCGTTCCAATAGTATATCGTAACTCTCGATAATGTACCTACGCCCTAAATTAATGGTGACTACATTATCATTTCTTTTTTTATTGCGGTGGTAGAAATTAACAATCCACTCCGATAATTTCCATTCGATATACTCGATATAATCGGCATACTTATTCAATTGGTTTTCCAAGGGTTGTTTATCCGCTACAATCTCTGTGGCTGTTTTGGCGTTTTTGCTCGACTCAATCTGCATCCCAAACATCGTACCCCAATGCGACTTGTATAATTTTTGCTCTAATCCATTTAGTTCTTTATTGTATTGCACCCAAACATCTAAATCAGGGGAAATAAACCCTGCGATATTGGGAGCGATAATAGGAGCGTCCCTGTCGTCCGGTATCGGTAATTCTACCACATCGGTCACATCGTTTTTAGAAACGTGCTTCCCTTTGCCTTCACAACTCGTGCAAATAGTATCGCTTACTTTTCCCGATCCGGAACAGTCGCCACAATACGAAACATACCTCCAAAATATAGGATTACCCTTATAAATCTTGTATAAAGTAAGAAATGATTGGTCACGGGCATATTCCTTTGCTAATCCAATAACCGGATGAATGGCGGATAGTTTATTCTTTTGCCCTGCAAAGGAAATATTAGAACAGATAATTGCCGGGCATTGCCCAAAAGGATGTTGAAAAGAAAGTCCTTCAACCTTTAGAAATTCATTCCCATCTCTTTTGAAGGTTCGGTCAAAGCTATCACACACAATTCGGAAATGCTCTTTCTCGTTTGCGGTATACGGCTCAAATATTACATATTCAACTAACTGACCATTAGGCTCGTAGTAGCGTATGCTATTGCTTGATTTGTAGGTAGGGTAAATATCTTTTTCCGGCTTGGTCTTGTATTCTAGGAATATCAATCCATTCGGGTCAGTATTGATAAGGTCAATCGCATTTCTTAGAATCCATTCGCTCAAAGGCTTGTTGTCCTTGATGTTAGATACTTTTTTAAGAATTTCTTTCTTTACCTCCATGTTTTCCACGGCATAGTCTTTCATTCCTCCTGTGGCAAATCCAATATTTTCAATCGGTTGAAAAAGTCGGGTAAAGGTATCTTGAACGCTTCTGGAATATTTTTTACGGGCATTTGCTTTATTGACACTCTCCAGGTTATCGATTTTATCAATCAATTCGTCGATGAATCCTTCTCCGTTGACTAGGGCTTTTAGTTCGCTTGAATACTCCCGGTTAGCCGTCCATTCGGGTGTAATTTGTTGTCGCAGTTTAAGGATTACTGCCGCTTCCGCATCCGTTTTTATAATCATCTTTAGTTGGGCGTGAAATTATGTTGTGTGCTGATTTGTTTTTCTATTTCTTTTTCGAGCATAGGGCTAATGAACATATCCCCGTTGCTGTGGATTTCAGTCCAATCTCTGCCATTTTGCGTGAAAGTTCCCGTCACGTTGATACTGTAAAATGTCATGGTTTCGATAGGGCAGTTGTTATAATCCGCCTCTATATCCCATTCTTTCATTCTTTCTGTCTGCTCGGTGTGCAACAGTATCGGTAGTTTGAGTTTGAACATAGTTTAGTTTTTTTTCACCTTAATTTCACTACAAATATATAAATAATAATATTAATACTAATAAAATTATTACTTTGCAAGTATTTTCTTGTGATTTTTATGTTATAAATTGCGAAAATCCTTTCTGATATGCCCTATAGGTAAACCCTTTTTGTTTTTTTAACAACTTCCACTTTCCGTATTCCATCTCTTTCTTGATGGCTCCACCTTCTCGGTCTATTTTAACCACCTCAACTATGGTGTCGGGGGCTAATAAATCCGGAATATACTTTTTTTGGGCTTCGGTTAGCGGTTTCCTTTTTGGTTTTACCATACAATTGAAACTTTCTTAACGCCTTTTATCTCAAAGAAGTAGCGCATCATCAAAGCATCGGCAAAATCGGGGCTACGTCCAAATCGTTTTCTCACATCATCTTTCTTCTCCATCGCAATCTTTCCATCGTCGAGAAGTGGTTGTCGGTTAATCTGCTCCAATTCCTCGATAATCTGCTTTCTGTAAGTCTTGTCCTCAATAAAAAGCTCGTTGTTTTTTACGGCATCGGCAAACAAATAGTAACATTGCGCCTTTAAGTTCTTAAAACTTTCCGTCTTACCCGATACTTTTACAGGAGTTCCCCCGTTATTAAAAGGAGTTGCCCCTAATAGGTTTCCTGATTTTGTAGAATGTCTGGTAAAAGTCTGTAGTCCATCAGCATCATAAATCACGTTTTTTAAAGGAATACCATACTGAATTCTAAGTTCATGTATTTTATTAGAGACCATCGTGTCGTCAATCTTATCAATAGCAATTACTTTTTTTACCACAAATCCAGCCCAAAGAATAATCACAAACTTGTCACTTCCGGTGTAAGCAATATCACAAGTCATATACCGTTGCTCAGTAGGCAATACAAACTCATTAGTAAATATTCCTAAAATATCCGTATAGTCAAATAACGAATACGGGTTATCGTCAAACTCCCAATTCCCATAAATCAAACGCTGAATCTCATTGGGACTCAAAATCTTTAACAATCCCGCCACGTAATTTTCGGGTAACATTTTATTGTCACTTGGCAATGCTTGAATGAATTTCCGGTGGTCTTCGATCTTGTTCTCGAAATGAGGTTTATAATAATCCGGATATAAAAAATTCTTGGCAGGGTTACACGTCATCAATAGTTTAGGAGATAGTTTGTATTTTATATTGTTGTACCTTCCGATACTTGCTTGGAGGTTATTCTTACATTCCAACTCAAACTCCCCAGCTTCCTCAATCCAACCCCGTGTCATCTGCATCGAACCAAAGCGCATATACTGAGGGTCGCTTGGCAGAAACTTAGCATCTAAGAAGTAAATCCGGCTTTTATTGTAAAATTGAATATAATTATCCTGTCCGTTAAATTTGTAGTACTTCTCTGTGATCCCAAACGCAGAAAAAACTTCCTGAAAAGAGGGTAGGGTAAACTTACGTAAATCCGCTAACTTCTTTCTCGCCACAAAATAAAACGTATCGGGGTACATCAGGGCATCCCCCGCAATAAGCGAACAACCGATGTAACTCTTTCCACCACCTTTTCCACCACCATACGCAATATCACTAATGCTATCATCAAGCCAAGCCCTGGCGCAATCCTTCTGTTTTTCATTCCCATTCGTATTGAGTACTATATCCATAAAATATCATCTTGTTCGTAAATCTCATCAAGCATCTCTTTTTTGTAATTCATCAAAGCCATATCGTAAGAAGAATGTTTCCAAGCGCAATCCAAACCCGCACTCTTGACATAAGGTATCCATTTCTTTCTAAGCCCAAATAAAGACCAACGAGACACTAAAACCTCTACAACAAACTTACCACCGGTAACCTTCCGAATTCTATGCATATCCCACAGTTTAAATCATTAATTGGTTTAGTGAGTTTTTTTTGTAAATATGTTTTTACAACAATTCCTTTCCGGAAAGTTCATGAAAAAAATAACAATTCTGTAAAGTATGAACATACTCTATAATTTTACCACTTGGAGACTCGAAACCTTGATTAGTAACATATAATTCAAATCTGTCAGATTTACCGCCTTCATCTGGTAAACACCAAAAATCCATATCATCCCAACCTATATATTTTTTAAACCCTAACTTCAATAACCATTCTTCTGCTAATGGAACAGCTTCACAATCTTCTATATTGACATTATTCACGCAAACATTCTTAATAGTAATATCTATTTTTACTACATAATCAAGATCACCCGTAGATTTCCATTTTATCAAACTCCCAATCCTTAGTTCTTTAATATCCATATCCGCCTAGTTTAAGTTATACATTCCCGAAGGGACTTTTTTTTTGACAACCACACAGTGAAAATTTTTTTACACTTTCCCATCGTAGCAAATCAGCCCTAATCCTCTTTTAACAATACAAATCTACCACTTTTATATTAACGTTGCTAATATACCCTCAAAATCAAGCCATTCGTCCCCCTTATCAGTGGTGCTACATGCCATAGATACTTTTTTTTAACACGTAGTGGGGAATATTATTGAGGAGGGTCATTACCCTATTTCGCTATTTTATTGCTTGGGGGGTAGGGTGCTATTTTTAATTAGTCTAAATAAGAATATAGTTATTGTATTACAATAAAATGCAATATAACTTTCATTATGTAAAATACGTTTTGTTTACCCCTCGTTGTCTTTTGCTACTATTGACTTGAACCCCTCCCCTACTCCATCGAATTAGATCAATACTGTTTTATTGCATCCGGAAAGTAACGCTTAACGTTCCCGGAATACTGTTTTGTCTCCACTCGGTGCTATTCTTGTCTTAAGCCAATGGATACGAGTATTATGTTATGCATACTAACTACACATTAACCCTTGTTAAGTCCACAAAGAGTCCTTCTAGCGTTACTTTTAATCAATATGTATCATTTGTATCGTAATACGTTCGTGCATTATTGAATTATCATTCCTTTAATGGCGACTATTTGAAGAGGGTTATCAGCATCACCTTTAATAGTTATGTTATCGCCGTACTTCTTGGGGTTAAGCTTACTTAAGTGCCACTTATCCATGTCATACATGAGCCTATTACGCTGAACCTTAACCGCATTAGGTAGCTCAATACCCTTTTCATTGATATAGGTATCTTTAGTGGTTGAATGTACGTATTTATCCATTCTATCTAGTATAACTTCGGCTCTAACCTCCTGACTTTGCACGTATTGTTTTAGAAAAGCGGTGTTAAAATTTACTATATCGTAAAACGTTTTAGTATCGATGTTATTAATTAGGCTGCAAGATTTGGCTATTCCGTACCCTTTAGACTCTATTAGGTTTAATACTTCATTAAAGGACTTAATTAGTTGTTTGTCCGTGTCTTCAATAGTCATTAGCTCTCCAGTTACTTGATTCCTTCGCCTATTCTTGCTTATAGTTGTTCTTTCAATTATTACTATCTCTTTCGTTTGTTCATTGCTCATAAGTCTTTATTTGATGTTATTGGTTATCGGTTTAATTCCTTACAAAGTTATATAAATAATCATTATTTAAAACGGTATACTTTAATAGTCTTTTTACATTGGTTCACTTCTTGCCTTTTACTTACATTTTATATCATTTCTTGTAAGACTTTTAGTTTTCTTTATGCTGTTTTATGTTAAATAAGTGTTAAAGTCAATACAATCGTACACAATTTAAAACAATGTAACGTATCTTTGAGTAAGCAAAAAGGGAATTAGCCTTTAGCTCTTTACAAGTTCATTGACATATTGAAACGTTGAGTCACAAGTATCAGATTTAATAAATTGGGTGCGAAAAAAGGTGCTGACGTAAAAAATACATTATTATAAATTCAATACGCATTTATATAGCTTATCAATTCCTGTAATGATATTAACGCACCAAGTAAAGTTGGCCCACTGTTATTGTTTTTGGTGGTGTACCCGTTAAAACGCACATGTAAGATTTTAACAATACTAATTTTTTGGTTTATAAAAGTTAATCATAGACCCGTTTTGTTATTTTGCCGATGCGAAAAATAACACTTAACAGTTATCTAAATGGTAGATTTTATAAGGTTCGAATCCTTAACTGTTACCAAATTGCAATAATGCAAAACAAATAAAACCCCATACCATGAAAAATCTTATCTTATCTCAAAACTTTAAAGCATCAATATTTGTTTTAATAGTAGTTGTATCAGTTGTTTTAGTTTACTTTAATACTCTAAGTTGTTACCGTTAAATTTCAATCTTATTAATTCAATCCCTTAAATAAATATATTATGAAAACTAAAGTAACAAAATCCCAAGTAAAAGACAATTTTATAAATATTATATCAATTGGATATTGTGATATACAATACTTAACATCCTATAAAAGCCCGTTTGCTTATTCTCGTGGTATTAACGGTTGGTCATGTGATTATTACGAAATAGAAAACGTTTGTTTGTCAACTGGATATTCCCCAATTGGTACAAATGTAGATTATAATCTAATTAAAAAGTATGAATTAAAAGCCCAAAAAATTGTAACTGATTATAATTTAGATTATAAAATAAAAGAAAAAAAAGTAAATAAATTACTTACTGATTTTGCAAACAAATGTAAATAATAACCATTAAAAAGCCTTAAACGTTTAAAACGTGTTCATTTGATTGAATTAAGGCACAAATTTTAACCTAAATTAATAATCTAAATCTATTTATTATGAAAACTAAAAACGAAATTTTAGAAAACAAATATACTATTTCATCCAATAGAGGCGAAATAGTTTTCAGTAATGATACCCCTAAAAAACTAGCTGCTAAAATTGTTTATCTTATCGAAAATAATGAAAGAATTATTTTAGATTATGGGGACATTAAAAATAATGAAAGTTGGAATGAAGTTTATGACATTACTGGCACTATTGGACTTTCTAATGGTACGTACGATTTAAAATACCCTATTTTAGTTTACAATTCCCGTTCTTTTGGTGGTGGTTCAATTCTAACGGATTGTATTATAAAAATATTAACTTCAAAAGGTAAAAATATTATTTATACTAACGAACTTTAAACCATGCGACAAAAACCAAACCCCACGCAAAACAGCTGTAAAGTAATTTTATCGGTTTTCGCCTTTGTTGTTCTTACTGTTTTGTTTCAAATTTAATTTAACACTTTTACTCAATTTTAAAACTCAAAAATCATGGAAATGAATGACAAACATAAATCTAAACTACACAAAGGTTTTGAAAAGCAATGTAAAAGACAAGATAGCAAGCCCGAAGAAGTAAAAATAAAATTACCTATCTCAATACAACTACCAAAAAACTTCAAAGGTAAGTATAAACATTATTTTACTGTTTATAATAGTAAATGGAATGGTATGAATTTAAAAAATATACGCAATTCTTTTAATACTAATAGAGTCGGCGGAATGTATGGAAAGTTTACCATAAACATTGATGGTAAATATAAATTATCAATTCACGGAAAACAATTATTGAAGAAAAAACGATTAAATAAAACTAAATAACCATGAAAACCATAAAAACCCAATACATAATAGTAATCTTAATCGGTTCCTATTTTTTAATTAGAATAGCTGCATCACTTATTTTTAACCTTTAAATTTTACGATTATGAAAACTATAAAACAAAAATTAGAAAAATTTGAATTAGCATTTTTGGATACGTTTGAAGAAATTCAATACAATAGTTTTACAAAAAGCATGAGTAAAGCGGAAGCATTGCAAATTCTTATAAATAACGTCGAAGGCGATTTTTACCAACTAAGCGACGAACTCCGAGAAATTGCGGAAGAACAAAGCGAAATGAACGAAGGTCCGGAAATAGAAAATCTGATTATTGAAAAAGCAAAGGAAATGATGAAAGCGGACTTCATGCAATATCCTGATTATGATGAAAGTATTCCTTTTACACTATTGGATGCAATAACCGTAATTATAGCACAACACGTTAATGATGTTGATACATGTGAAATTTATGATTTTCTAACCTCTAAACTAAAAAGCTAAATGAAAACATTAACGGGGCATTTAACCTCTACCAATAAAACGCATATTAAAGCCCTTTTAAAAGCTAAATTATATTCGGGCAAAGTAAATACTACCAATTACCTTTTAAAGCAGGAAAACGATATTTATACGGTTTCCGTGATACAAAAAGACAATAGTATTATGATAGGCGAAAAAATAAGAAAATCAAAAGCAACTTTTACACTTTAAAAAATACAAATTATGAAAACATTTGAATTAGACCCCATAAACGGTAAAAAATCGTTTTACGGGAAATGCAAAGTCATCGAAGAAAACCGCATAAGCTACCTTTATTCCTATGATTTACTAGTTGCGTATTATAACGATGAAAAAAATACAATGAAGGTTAACGGTTATTATTCTCAAACCACTGCATCTCATATAAACGCTTTTTTAAATTATTACGGATTTAAAACTTGTACCAAAAAAGAATTAAAAAATTATAATAACTAGAAATTATGAAAAAATATAAAATCCAAGTTTGGTATCGTTTTGTAATCGATGGAGAAATAGAGAAAGATTTTGAAATTTTCGACATCGAATCTATCAGCCTTGAAAGTGCCAAAGCAGAAATACACGAAAAGTATTTTTCAAGTCATATAAGAATCCCTTTCAAATTTGAATTATTGGACGACAATAGTTTGACTAAATTAATGCTTTACAATTTAACCAATCCCTTTAAAAATCTAAATTAAAAAATCAAAATTATGGAAATTACAGTAAGAAAAGTTATCGAAGAAAAAGTAAAAATTGAATTACCAATTTATAGAATAGGCGGTTGCCACGCATACAAAGTGTATAGCGAAGAGAAATGTATCCAAGTTTGCAATTTTAATGGAGGTTTAAGTATCAGCCAATCTCATGCGGGGTTAGCATGGACAACGGATAATGTAAAAGACTGTTCCCGTGAAAAATTTGAAGAACAATACAATAAAGTAAGTACGCAAATCGCTAAAATTTTATAAAAAAATGGAAATTATTCGCAAAATAGGAAAATTCGAATTAATTTACGAACCCCTTCAAAAAATGTACGTTATAAAAAATGGAAATAACACCTCTTTATGGTTCAATTCCAATGAAAAAGAGCAGCTCTTACACGCCAGCGAAATAAAATTTATAAAATTATGTAAAGAATTTTTAAAAAATTAAACCATGAAAATTGTAAAAATAATTTATAGCGACGAAAGTTTTTTTGAATTGCCACCAATAAAACCATTAGAAGTATATATCTCAGGCGATCCAAAAGGGAATAATAAAAAAAGAAGGGATTATGATAGGCAGTTTTTAAAGATGGACGATGAAATAATTCCAAATCTTTGTGCTGATAATTTAGAAGAGTATGCCTGTAATGAATTTGACCTTACCAAAGAAGATGATATCGAAGAAAAGCAAATCGAAGATTTTCAAGACGATGAAATTATGGAAGAAATTAGAAACCGAAAACTTTTAGGAAATTACAATTCTATTATTTCGGAACAATTTCTGACCCGATTTTCTAAAATTATGGAAAAAGAAAGTCAAATTTTATTAGAGAATCTCTTAACGGAATTTGAAATTAAACTGAATATTTAACCCATTTAAAAAAACTAAAATACAAAACCCACGAAATGCGAAAAAATCCACCTACGGACAAAAGAGAAACAATTTGGGAGTTTAACCACCGCCTAAAAGAAGAAGCCAAAACCGTTTTAATGCGTGCCAAAGAAATGGAAGCCAAAAAAATCAAAAAATAAACCAAAAACCTACCAAAACCATGAAATTAATATACAAAGAAGATTTAAAAAAATGCGGAATTTTCACAGAACTTACTTTTGTGCAAAAATTGTTTTTTCTAAAACCCGCCAACGTTGAAAAAGTGCAAAACGCATTTAATGTTTTAATCAATACCGGCAAAATAAAAGATGGATTGTCCCCCGCCAATAAATTTGCTACTTTAGAATTATTTGAAACCTACCAAAACCAAACCCCATGAAAAAATTGATTTTAAGACCCGTTATTTTATTTTGGGCAGTAGCCTTTATTTTAATTATAATAGTTCATCATATAACCCCAAATCCCTATAAATAAAATGAAAAAAATTGAAAATTACATTACAAAATACCATTACAAAATTGGAATCACAATTGTTGTATTATGGGTAATCACTGGAGTAATATTATTTATTTAAAAAAATAGAAATTATGGAATTTAAAGGAACAAAAGGGAATTGGTTTTATGATGAAAACACGAAAGGAATTAAAAATATAAATGTAAAAGGATTATTAGCTACCGCATGGAGTGTTTATGATTCTGATACGCATGAAGAAAGACTGAAAAACGAAAGTTGGTTATCAATGAGAGAAAGAAGTAAGTATATAAGGGATAATTGCGAATTAGAACAACTTTCAAATGCAAAACTAATAGCATGCGCCCCGGAAATGTTATTTGCTTTACAAGAAGCAATAACATTGCTATATGGCACTACCGAATTTGAAGTGCTAGAAAATTACAGAAAAAAAGTAAATTATTTTGAATTACTAATCAAAAAAGCAACCGAATAATAAAATCAAGAATATGAGTGTAAAAAAAATAATATCGGCTATTTTCAATAGCATAGAGCAAAAAAGTAAATTGGATTTAATAACGGAACTATTAACCGTCGGAAATTCTACCGAACAAGCCTTAGGATTATACAAAAAAGTAAACGCTAATTTTATTTACGAAATGGAATTAAGGCGAAAGCAGAACGAAAAAGAAAATAGTTTAATCTTTACCCTGAATAAAAACAGACCGATTTACGATGAAAATTTTGATAAAAAATTAGCGGAGTTAGAAATCAATTACGAATTGAAAAACTAAAAAAAAAGAAAATGAAAACGAATAGCGAATCTTCCAAAAAAATATTGGAAGAAATTAGAAAGAAAAAAGAAGAAAATGAAGCGGTTTCTCTAAGTGAAGCATGCGAAATTTTAGGCATTAGCCGCAGCACCTTATATGTTTATATGGATAGTGGTTTGATTGCTAAAGTAATGCAAGGAAAATCACCTAAAATATTATTAACCGAGATTAAAAGATACTTAAATTCTTAAATTATGGAAAACAATAACGAATTAGCTTTAATTGAAGCTAGTGATTTAAGCCTTGTAGAGGACAATAATTTAAATGCGAACCAATTAGCTTTAATACTGAAAAGAACGCCAAAACAGTACGTAAAACAACGTCCAGCGAAGGGCGGAGGTACTTGGGAATATGTTACGGGAGGTTATGTTAAAAAATGCCTGAACTTAATGTTTGGTTGGGATTGGGATTTTGAAATTATAGACGAAAAAATATTGCACGGTGAAGCAATTGTAAAAGGGCGTTTAACGTGTCGTAGTGCAGGAAAAACAATTATAAAAATGCAATTTGGTAACAAGGATATTATGTATCGCAAGCAGAATCAAGATGAAATACAAAAAGGAATTGATAAGATTCCTTTATCCATAGGAAATGATTTAAAAGCTGCATCTACTGACGCATTAAAAAAATGTGCTGCCGAAATCGGTATTGCTAATGATATTTATAATAAAGAAGATTTTAAAGAAGTGAAAGTGGCACTGGAAAATACTTTGCCGGAACTCAAACAAATTTACGAAATCAAAAAAGAATTCATCAGTCCTGAGGAGCAATTGCACTACGAAAGAATTATAGACACTAAAGAAAAATTAAGTTACGAAAAAGCAATTAAATTATTAAAAAATGTGAACCATGAGTGAATTATCAAATATTAGAATCGGAAATATCACCTCATCTGAAATCGTTTCTTTAGTTTCCAACGGAAGGACAAAGGATAGTTTTGGTGCGCCTTTTTACACTTATGTAGACGAATGTATAATGGAGCGTTTTTTTAAGCATAAATTGGAATTGGAAAGTGATGTAAAGGCTTTTAGCTGGGGTAAACTGTGTGAGATTATTGTACACGATAAATTACCTCTTTCTTACATTATGCAGTCTGAAATAACCTATCCACATCCTGAAATTCAAGAATGGTGCGGTACTCCTGACGGTCAGGTAATTATAAATGATTGTTGTGATACAATCACTGATATAAAATGTCCTTTAACCAGGAAAGCCTTTTATAATTTGATTAAATTTATTTATGATTTTGATGGTTTAACTGTTACTAAAAAAGAAAGTTTTAACGGGGATGAAGTAATTCAGCAAATTAGAAAACAATCCAAAGAAGGCGAAAAATATTATTGGCAATTAGTTTCCAACTCTATTATTTTAAACTCTAAATATGCCGAGTTGATCATTTTTATGCCTTACCTAGAAGAATTAGCTGAAATAAAAGCATATAACACTACTCTTGACAATCCATATTGGAAAGTAGAATATGCCAAAGAAGGCGAACTTCCTTATGTTTATAAAGAAAGCGGAATAGATAGTGTAAATATCATCCGTTTTGAAGTCCCACAGGCAGACAAGGATTTTCTGACCGAAAGAGTTTTAGCCGCAATTGAACTAATCAACAAATAAAATTATGGTAGAATTTTGGAAGAAAAACTTGAACCCGATAACGATGTTCACCACAGCAGTTCCTTACAGTGAAAAACGAGGGCAATGTAGAGTAAAAGGCAGTTGGATAAAAGACAGCGAAGTAGAAAATCATGTCAGTGCGGTTTATTTGCGAGAAGAATATAATATAGGGGCGGTAAAACTAAAAAGGCTGTTTGCTACTTTAGGCGATACCCCAAAGTTTAACCGAAGTAGCACATATTATTCGCTTAAAAACCTAGAACACATAAAAGAGCTGTTAAGCTGTAAAAAAGAGTCTGTTGATATGAGTATGTATATCAGCAACCAGGAATTAATGACGATGTTTGGTTTCAATACATTCAAGGCTTTTTATATCGCTGATAAGGAAAAATTAGAGAAGAAAAGACTTTCCGGAAACGTTAGTTATTACGCAAAAGAAAAGGCTATTTTGGCATTTGAAAAATACAAAAAAGAGTAACGTCTCGCAACTATGCGTGGTTTTTCGAAATGGGTAATTTAAAATAAAAGTAATTATGGAAAAAGAATTTATCGTGTTTTATGAACACACAGAATATGGTTATTACACCATAACAGTAGATGCGGAAGACATTGTAGATGCATTGAATGATTTTAGCGAAAATTACGCTTACAATGAGATATATGGAATTATGGAAAAGAGATAATAGTATTACTTATAACGTTTCGCAACCTTGCAAGGTTGTGGATTATTCAAGACAAATAACAACAAATAAACATTAATAATTAAATTATGGAAAATATAGACAAAAACACACCGATACCACAATCTCTCAAGACTGCTGTTAGTGATAGTACTTTTCGCTATTGCTGGCTAAATATTAATGATGGTAAATTCTCAAATAGTTGGGATGAAAAAGATATGAAGTACATTGATAATGAAATGTTATTAATTGCAAATAAAGACGGATGGAAACTCATAAAATACGAATGTCTTACGGATAATAAATTTGAGTTTTACAACAAAATGCAATTGCGATAGGTGTATTATCACTAACGTTTCGCAGCCTTGAAATGCCACCTCTGTACCAGCGAGATTTTGGCGGTAAGTCAAAACTGCTGTTATGCGTTCGGCTTTGTTAAAATAAATATTAATCAAAAAATAAAAAATTATGCCACAAGAAATTAAACAAGTAAAAACAGTAAAAATAGACTTTAAATGCCCTGAATGTGAAGATGGTTATTTAAGACCAACTGGACAATGTTTTACAACTCATCCACCCCAATATCCACATAAATGCAACAGTATAACTTGTAGTTATACTGTAACTTTTATAAATAAAACATATCCTTATGTAGATTATGTTTCTGACGATTCCAAAGAAGCTGACGTATAACGGTGGACGCTTGTAATAGTGGCGATAAAGCCATTTTTACAAGCATATGTTATATTCTCGGCTTTTTGACTAATAAATTAAAAATAAAATTATGAAAACAGCATTGCAAGAATTAATAGAAATTATTAAAGACAAACGAAAAGAAAGTGATATTTCAAATACACTTTTAAGATTTTGTCAAATTGAAGCGGAGAAACTTTTAGAAAAAGAAAAACAACAACTAAAAGAAACTTGGAACGACGGATTTATGACCATGAGCTGGGATAAAATGGTATCCGATAAAAGAGAAGATTATTTTAACGAAACTTTTGGCGACAAAGTTGAGGAAGATGTTCCCTAACGTTCGCTGCTTTGCTTAGTGGCGGAAAATTCAACACGGATAATAACAAAAATAGACTAATAATTAAATTAAAAACAATATGGACAAAGATAAAACAATACCGACATTGAGCAAAACGGCTGTTATGCAATCGGTTTTATCAAATGAATTAAAGAGTTTATTAGAAAAAAGAATTTACAATCACGAAGAATGTATTTGTAAAATAGAAGAATTAGTAGATAAACAGACTATTGATTTTGCAAATTGGTTTTTAAGCACTCGTTTTGATTCAAGCGGTAAATATTCAAATAAGACAGATTCAGAACTTTTAGAAATTTTTAAACGAGAACGTTCTGAAACTGTTGCATAACGCCCTGCAACTTGTGGTAGTTTGGGATAAATAAATCCTAAAGTACCGATTCAAGACAGATTTTACAAATACAAGACCAAAAAAAAAATTAATAACTAATACCCAAATTACCACAAATTGCTGTTATAGCTTGTGGTGGGTAACTAAAACAAAACGTGATGACAACAAAAGACGAAGCATTAAACGAATTTAAACAGTTTTTAGAAGATAAAAGACAAGAGTATTCAGATGAAGTTGATGACGAGGCAATGCAATGGCAAGAAGATGCCGACCAACCAGAAAGTGAAGATTATGAACTTGCTAAAAAAGAATACGATGAAATTCTAAAAAGAAAAGGAGAAATTGACACATTGTTGGGTGATATTGAAAACTTCTTAATTAACCAATAATAGCCATAAGCTATAACGTTTCGTGGCTTTGTGCAGGCGGAAAAATAAAACCGAATAATTGAATTAATCACTAATAATAAAAACACACCAAATGAGTGAATTAAAGACTAAAGCCCGCTTGCTCAAAACCGCTGTTATGCGTTGTTTTTCTAAATTCAAACATATTTTTAGAAATAGAAAATACGATGTTTACTGTCCTTATTGTTCAAGTTGTGGTGAAACTGGATGTTGCTCTCCGACTTCTTGTATTAATCATAAAAAGGGCTTCTACTGCCAAACCAATCAAGATGCTTTGAAAGTTTCGTATTGGACTTTAAAAGAGTTCTGGAAAGAGTTTGACAACAAGAAATATCCAGAAGTAGAAAAATTACTAGAAAGTATTTATTCTAAAAATTACGAAGAACAATACGAGTATCGAAAAGAAGTAAACGATAAAAGCAGAGTTTCACCCGCTAAAAATGTTCAAGAAGTTGAAGAATGGTGCAAACGGCAATTAAATAGAATTGTTAATCGATAACGTTCTGTTAAATAACGCATAACGTTATCAGGCTTTGCCATCGTTGCGGTGATAATCACCGTTAAATCAGAAATTACTAAACTTTAAATACGACACCGTAAATCCAAAAAAGTACAAATAAAAGCAATGGGGCAAAACCTGTGTTAGGGTGCGTAGTGGGTAATTAAAAATAAATATAATTATGACAATAAATAAAACAAAGAATTTATCGGCTGAAAAGCACGGATATTATGATTGGGAGGAATTTATGAGGTTAACAATGAATAATCATTCCGCAATTAATAAAGTTACAACAACAGCTATGAAAATATATTTAGACAATAATAAAAAAATATAGTTATGAAAATAGAAGTTATAGAAAGATACATGGATTTCCCTCTTGTGGAGATAAAAATAAAAAAAATCTCAATAGTTATACTTTTTTGGAATACTAAAAAATGGGATAAATGGGAAATAAAAAAAGGGTTTTACAATAAAACATATAAATTACATCCAATAGAATTTACAATTTACAAATAAAATATATGAAAACAATTATTATAAAGCATGTAGATGGAAAAACTAATATTACCGCAAAAGTTTTTATTATTGGAGAATCAATAAGTTTAGAATATAAATTTAAAGGAATGACCTATGGTAGAGAATTAACTTTATCAGAAGCTTACGAACTGGGGATATTAGAATGTACGCATCCAAGAGAAAAAAGTAGTTATATTGGGAGTAACTTATTGAGGTGTAATATTTGCGGTAAAGAGTTTTCGTAGCGAAAAATGTAGCTATGCACCCTAACGGACGCATGATTGTCGTAGTTGCATAATTAAATTAATCACAAATAAAAACAAGAATGAAAACAGTTGAAGAAATAAAGGAGTTATCGGAAAAAAGATATGGTACTAACCCGAATAGTTTTGGCGGGCAAAGAGACGGCTTTAAGGAAGGATTTAAACAAGCACAAGAAATGCAATTACTACAATCATGTGTTAGCGGTTCGTTGCTTTATGCGAATATGCCTATGTGTAATAAAAACGGAACAGGTACTTATTGTAGTAAATGTGGAGATGTAACGAATTGCAATGACCGCTAACGTTCCCACGCCTGTTGCTGTTGTGGGGCAAAAATGCGTAATATTTCGGAGTTGCTAAAATAATACTGAAACAAAACCAATTAAAAATTAATCACTAATTCCACAATAGCTACAGACGTGTGTTAGCAGGAGTACGGATTTTAACAACAAAATATTATTATGGAAAACACTAAAATAACAACAGAAATAATGTTGCAATTAGGATTTATTGCAAAACCAAGGTCTTTTAAAATTTTAAATTTTAGGCTAGAAAAACACCCAACAATGAACTGGTTATTATTTAAACATCGGGGAAAAGACACGGAATATTTAAAAAACGTAAAAGATTTGTTTGATTTTATATGTAGAAATAAAATACTAAGCGAAAAAGATTTTCGAAACGATATTTCTTCAATGCACGAATTATAGTATTCCTGCTAACGTTTCGTGGCTTTGAGAAGGCGGGAAATTTAAGACAAATAATAACAAGTAAACTAAATAATAAAATGAGTAAAAATAATTTAAACACAAAAACAATACCCGCTTTATCAAAACCACTGTTACAAGCAGGTTTTTTGACTTCCACTAAAATTTATAGGAAGTATATGTTTATGTATGGAATATTATCTGTTCTATACGTTTTAGAATATTTTGAATTTGATGAAAATTATGAGGAATGCCAAAAGATTATTGATGCTATAGAAGAGCAAGAAAAAGCACTTGACACCAATTTATTTTCAACGATAACAACCGAGACTATAAAAGAAGTGGTTGAGAGTTATAAAAAATTTAATCTTACTGGTAAAAATGCTATTGAGAATAGTAAATATTATGCAACTTTAATTCTAAAAGAGATTGAATGCACTTTCGTTTAAACTTGCTTGTAACGGCTTATGATACGGGAGGTTTTTCGGAATGGCCAAGAACTATACTTTCTGGCCATTACAAATAATAACAAGTACAGACAGATAAATCAATAATCAAAAATGCCGAAAATCTATTGTATCATATGTTATATTCTCGGCTTTTTGACTGATAAAATAAAATATTATGCAACCAATCGACGAAAGAAAAGAAAGAGGAATTACTATTTCAAGTTATTCTACCGTAATAGTTCCTATGGGTATAAGTAATGCAAATGATATTATGATGTATAAAGCAGAAATAAATATTGAATACAAGAAAATTAGAAACAAAATGACACACCTTATTTCAAAGAAAAAGAAGCGTAAATAAAAAGCAATAGTACCTTTCGCCAGAAAGTTGCTCGAAGCTGGAATATAACTATTGGCTATAACCTATAAAAGTATTACTTTATTATGGCAACACCTTTAAAATATACTAAAGTCAAGGTAATTAAAATAACCGAAGTTCAACACCAGACTTTAAAGAAACTAGATAGCTATCAAATTAATGTGGCTCAATTTATTCGTGAGGCAATTTCAGAAAAGATAAAAAGTGAGTATTCATCATTACTGCCCAAACCTAAAAAGCCATATTGCCCTTTTTAAAACTAAAACCTGATAAATATGCATACAAACAATGATTACTATACTATTTCGAGTAAGATCAATAAAGAAGATACATCGCTTTATGAGATTATAGAAAGTTCTGCAACGTTTCCGGATGATTTATTTTTGAAACAAGTAAAGCACGAAATGGAATACTACAACATTGACTTGGAAAAATTGGCAAAATCTACTTACATCAGCAATTTTAGGCTTGGATTTTTACTAAGCGGAAGCGGAATTATAGAACAACACGAAATAGACAAAATAAGAAACAGACTTCACTTTTAAAACTATGGAAATATCTAAACTAGAAACCCCAAAACATTACGACAATTCCAAAGGTACTTTGTATAAAATAGCTAACGAAAGAGGTTGGAATTCCTATCTTTTTGAAATTGTAAAACGTGTAGAAAGAGCAGAAAAAAAAGGAGAATTTATAAGCGATATAAAAAAATCAATTATAGTTTTAGAATTATACCTTCAAGAGCAAGGTCATAAATTCACAAACGAAATAGAACCATTAAA